TGATGCACCCTTAGCTCAGTTGGTAGAGCAACTGACTCTTAATCAGTGGGTCTAGGGTTCGAATCCCTAAGGGTGTACCAAATTAAGAAAATAAGGCGTAATCACAGCTTAAATTTCTAGAAGTAGAACGGATGTAACTTCCTATTAATTAGGTAGTTATATCCGTTTTTGCATTTATTGGCTGATAACAGATTGATAACATCGGAATATAGACGTGTCGTAGAATCGTTTACGTGGCAATCTCTGCAATAAGCTGATACATAGTTCGTTCGGCATTCCTTTAGAAATGTTAAATCGAAGTGGGTTACTAATATGTTATCACCTGCTTGTAAAAATGTTATCAACTTATGGGCGTAATTAATTTAAGTGTTATTCACAATCGTCTCCACCGAGGTACTGCACAGAAGGCAGTTTCGGTAGAATTGAGGTTCACTTGTGGAGGTAAGCGAAAGTACTTCTCTACGGGTGTGAAAGTGTGTCCGGCTCAATGGTCGGATAGCAGTAAGCGTGTCATTCGCTGCAAGGAGTCTGACTTGTACAACAAGCAGATTGATGCCATACTGGAGAGGGCAAACGATGTTGTCATCAAGATGAACTCCAAGGGCATTACTGATTTGGATCAGATTCCTGCCCTTATGCAGGGTGCTGCCAACAAATCCCTAGACTTCATTGCCTACTGCGAGAAGCGCTCCCGAGAGCGCAAGGTAAGCGACCATACCAAGAGAAGATACAAGGTCTTCACCGACTTCTTGAAGACGTATGGCAAAATCAAGGAGTTCTCCGACATCAATATTTCCAAGGTTCGTGAGCTTGATGAGTATCTTCACAAAAAAGGATTGGAGCAGAGTACCGTATATTGCTATCACAAGTACTTGAAGCTGTTCGTGCGTGATGCCTGCATAGATGATTTGATAGACAAGAATCCGTATAACCATCTGCCTTTCAAGATTGAGAAGGGCGATAAGCAGTTTGTTGACTGCCTGCCGATAGACAAGTTCGAGAGCATCAAGCGCCTTCACTTGCAGTACGACTACCTTGCAAAAGCTCGAGACCTCTTCTTGATGCAGTGCTATACCGGCTTGGCTTACTCCGACTTGATGGCATTCGATTTCACCAAGTGCAAGCAGGCAGACGGCAAGTACTACTACCACGCCAAGCGTGTGAAGACTGATACAGACTTCACCTTCCAGCTACTGGCTGGAGCGGTCTCCGTGCTCAAGAAGTACAACTTCAAGCTGCCCTGCATCAGCAATCAGAAGTACAACGAATATCTGAAGGTAATCGGAATGATGGTCAACGTGCCAAATCTGCACTCCCACATGGGCAGGGCTACGGCTGCAACCTTGTTTCTCTCGTTCGGAATGCCGCTGAACGTGGTGGCTAAGGTGCTCGGGCATACCAATATCCGACAGACCCAAAGATATGCCCGAACGCTCAACAAGGACGTTTACTCAGCATTTGATAACATAGATGGCAAATTCTGATATCATCCTTGATAACATCACTCTATCTAACTCGTTGTGCTGCAAATGAATAAAGGGTAGCCATTTCTGACTACCCTTTGCTGTTTTCTTCTCGCTCTCGCTTCTCTCTGATGGCTTGTCTTATCCATTCAGCCTTGTTTCTTCCTAGAGACTCGCAAAAGTCGAAGGTTTCTTCATTCACATGCAGTACTACCCGATTCGTAAGGGCTTCAGCGCCCTTGCTCGGTGCTCCTGCTCGGTCTCTCCGTCCGCCCCACCCTGGATGCAGATTCTTAGCTGGTACAATCTTGTGCTTGCGGTTGTACTCGAACTTCATCACAAGTTTGCTGCCTGCCCATACTTCCACCATTTCTGCATCTAGGGTTTGGTTTAGGTTCTGCTTGGCGATTCCTGCGAGCTGCTCCTTATCTTCGAAAAGGGTATCGCTCTCGTCAAGTATTCCCACATCGTCATACACGATGATTCTTGCCTTCTTTTCCATATCTCCTTCCTCTTATCCTAGTATTGCCATCAGTATTGTAAACAGAAAGATGAAGAGCACAAACCATTCCTGCTTTGTCATTTCTTACCTCCTTCCTCGATTACTCCTATCGGCTTGATGTCGTTAACTGTCTCATCCTCGGTGAAGAAAGAAACCTTCATGCTATCGCTAACATAGCCCATAGCAATCACGTTCTCTCGGCTATCCTTGATGATGCAAATATCACCTCTCACCTCGTTCTGAGTCTTCAAATACTTCACTGCGGCATCCTTCACCGCCAAAGGATTCATTTCCTTTGTAATCGTCTCCCCTGACTGAGGGAAGACGAAATAAAATAACTGCTTGTTCATACTGCTATCTGTTTCTGTTTTGTTTGAAATCTGATTAATATGCTGCGTGTGTCCAAATCGAAGTAGGCATCTTTCTGCTCATTAAAGCTGACCCAGCCTTCTTTTCTGTACTTCACACCATCGGTCTGCATAAGTGCGTTGCAAATGGTGTCGCTCCACTTGTAAGTTAGAGCAAACTGCTCTTTGCGCATTATCACGATACAAGCTCCCAAGAAGGTCACTTCTGTTACTTCTCCACCAACATAACCGCAATAACTTTGCTTCTCATCGCCAATTTTGCTAACACAATTCTTGCCGAATATACGTGAGAGGGCTACTTCTTTCGTCTCCTCATCAAGCATTTCCAATTTTCTCTTTGCCATTACTTCACTTCTTTTTCTGTTAATACTAACTCATCGAACATTGGGCTATCCTTGCAGGAGCAGCACCACGATGCTTCTTCCTCGTCTTCGGTCACCTCATAGTTATCGGGATATTCTTCCTTGTAGAAGCCTAGGATCTCATCCTTTTTCTCCTGCATTCTCTCTTTTGCTGCGGTCTTGGTGTGGAAGACTCCGGCAACATCAACGCTAGAATAGTCTTGGTTGTCGTTGCCGTGCTGAACCAATACGAATACTTTCTGCTTTTTCATATTACTCGCCCTCCTTCTCTTCTACGTCAAATATAACACTTTCCAACTCGCCATTCTCCAAAGCACCCAAATCGTACAAACGTCTTGCGGCATTCTCTGCGTCTTCGGATGATGCTGCGTCTAGCGAAACCTTGTAGGTAATTTTCTCTACAATCTCTACTACATACTTTTTCATATAAAATCCTTTCCTTTAAAATTAATACTAGGGGGCGGATGGTACTTTGCAACCATCTGTAGCGGCTTCTACCGCATTCGCCCTATATAAACAACTAGCAACAACTTCACTTGATGCGCTCTAGGCAAGTACTCTTGCTTGTCAGCTTCCCATTCGTAAGATAATAGCTCTCACGGAATGGGGTCTGTCTGATTACAAATGTTGTCTTGGCTCTGTACATATTGCCGAACCTATCAACATACGTTGCTCCCTTGAAGAATTTGATTACTATTACCATATCCTTAGTCCTGCATTAAGTTAGCTACAAGTTCATCCGTGGTTGCGAATATCTCTTCGAGGTCTCTAGTCAGATAGCCACCTTTCTTCGTCTTCAGCACTACGTGAGCGTGCATCTTCAAAGAATTGATTTTTTTGATAATCTGTTCTCTTTGAAATCCTATCTTTGGTGTTCTGCCGTTTGTGAAGTAGTACCCAATGTTGTAGTACAACTGCTCTGCAATATCACCATAGAGAGCGTTTGCCGCATCGTCTCCCAAACTTCCTTGTGCTAGGGAAAGATAGACGATTTCGCCTTCCACTATCTTGTTTTCGTGCATAGTGTAAACGTGCTGATGGAGATAGAAATCGCATAGTAAGTTCGTCTTGGCATTTCTCTGCACACACCAGTCGTTTGCGAGGGTCATACAAGCGTAAACCTCCTTGCCATCTGCGAGGTCTTTGGCGATGCGGTCGAACATTTCCTGCTCGGTTGGCTCTCGCTCTTCTCCGCTCTCTTCATTTATTACCTCATATTCGTAACCTAGTCCGTCTTTGTTCAACAAATTAAGTCCTGCGGCTTGCGCCTTTACAACATCTTGGATAGTATGAACCTCAATACCTACCAAATTGTCACTCATTCTAACTGCGTTCTCTGCTTTCATAATCTTATCTCCTATTCTTTAAATTTGTTACTTGTTCTTGCTAATAATCTTGTCTATCTCTGCCTGCTGCGGATAGTCGGTGCAGTCGGCAAAATCTTCCTGCTCCTCATAGAAACGTGCTGCGTTCTTCAATTCGTGAAGGCTGGCTTTGGTGTAGTCCTTTGCCGGATTCACTTGGCGAAGATTCTCGCAAGTTCTGCAATACTCGATGAAGTCCACAAGCGATTGTTTCTCCTTGCTATCGTCCTGCGTTCCTGCTGCCATAAGTGGTAGGGCAACTATCGCTGCCACTACCAAAGCTATCTTAATGCTCTTCTTCATTGTCTTATCAGTTTTTATATGTTATGTCAACGATATAGGGTAAAGCGTGTTGCGGCTTGTTGTCCTCGTTTGTGTACTCGAATTGATGAGAGACCTTTAAGTAGCAAGAATTGTATTGTGAATAGTACTTCTTGATGGTCTTCTCTATCATATCTTTGCCTATCTGTTCACTACGCTCTATCTTCCAATAGTGGATGAATTTCTTATCCCATACGTTGTTTGCTGTGTCATATCTGTTAGCAATTGCCACAAGTCCGAAATCGGGATTGAAGAAGAACATCTTACTACCTGTAAAAATAGCGTCTATTCGGTTGCGTGCCGTCTTTGTTACTCTTATTACTTCCATACTACTCGTCCTCCATATCTTTAGCGTCTCTGATTCTGTACCCTGCTAATGCTCCAAACAAGGCGCATAGCAAATAAATTGTAATGTCCATAACTTAAATCCTTTCTTTTAAATGTTTATACTAGTGCGGTCTCTAGACTTGAACTAGATGTGCTCCTCTATTCGCTGACCGCTACCAATTTTACTTCTTGCCAAAGTTGAAGATTCTAACAAACTTGTAGAACGTCTTGAGGTCGCAAAGGTAGAAGAGATCTTGCAAGATGTATTCCTTGCACTCTCTGTTACACTCTCTGTAGGTCTCCTGCATCTGCTTTGCGGTCTCGTTGCCACATTCAAGCCAATACAGAAAGATGGCTCCTAAACTCTCATAGTCGTTACTACCATCATAGTACTTCTTCTGCTGCTCGTAAGTCTTGTTCTTTCTCATAATCTTGTAGTATTGTGGTGGGGATTGCTCCCCACCTAGTTAGTTACTCTTCTTCTCTTCTAACTCAAAGCCCTTCTTGATTCCTTTGAGATACATTTCTGCTTGCTCAAAGGTGTAGCTAGTCCACGTCTCCAATCCGTCCTCGTAAATGTCAATACATTCGTCCTCGGCTTGTGGAGTGCTCTTAAGCGATATGAAATCATATCCAACGTGGGTGTTGATTTCCTTAACTGATGTATTCAAGTAGTTAATGTCCTGCTCGCTTACATCTACCATATTCTCGTTATACTTCAACATAATCGTATCTTTTAATTATTCAACCATCTAGTATCTGTGATTCTCGTTTGTGCGCCTGCAACTCTGTATTCAGCCGCATCTTTCTTCACTTGGGAGTATGATGTTTCCTTTTTGTCGTAAACACTCTCCTGTTCCCATCCATAGCCGTAGTTAGTCCAGATTGCCCAACCATAGCAGTATTTATTCTTCTTTGCCATAATCTCTTAATCATTAATCTTGTTAACTAATTCTTGCATGCTAGCAAGTTTGTTTAATGTCTGCGAAGATAGGTTAATACCGCATATCTTCGCTGAGTTCTTGATATTCATCGCCTTATCTAGTAAAGCGAGAGTGATGATGCAAATCTCATCGCTCGTTAGTGTTATTGTCTTGTCCATTGCCTCGAAATGTTTGGCGTGGGGAGGGGCGTTAGCCCCGTGGGGGCGCTGCCCCCTTATCTCCCCGAGTTATTACTTTGTCCTTTCACTCATTTCAAACACCCAGTGTAACAATCCGAACTGGTTACTCTTATTGCAGAGTTTAGCAAATGTATCTGCATCTTCCCATTTGTCGAATTGTCCGACAACATCGGGGGTGAAATTATTGCGATAATCCTTGATAACTAAAAATCTTTTCATTGTGTTGTTGCTATTAAATTGTTAAACATTAAAGTGCAGGTGTACGTTTGCTCCCAACGTTCACAAGCTATATGTGACCTAGCTCCCTCACTTAACGTTCGTGGGTCAACGTGTTTCGATATTTCTCTAGTCTAACACGACTAGCGTTTTTCCATCTTGCGTGATGAGTGTTTGAGGCTCCTTTGCCTTTGTGCTTTGAGAGTGCCACTAACTCGGTGTACGTTGTCCTCGGTGTGTTACAGAGTTCTACCTCTCCGTATTGCTGACTAACACTATTTATATAGCGGTTGTTTCTCATCAATTCACTAATGTGCCATCGCTCCGCTTTGGAAACCAAACCAACTTGATTTCGAGTGCAAAAGTAGTGTTTTATTGTTACACTACAAAATTTTAAGGTAGTATTTTAACACTTCAAGTATGTATTTTAACACAATTAACATACCATTACATAAAAATCATATAATTAGTACTATAACATTACTTTTCTCTAAAAATTTGGTAGTATCAAAATATTTATGTAACTTTGCAACGAATATTATAACATTACATTGAATATTTATGGATATAGCTAAGGTAATAAAGCAAAAGGGCTTTACACAAAAGCAAGTGTCTGATGCCCTCGGCATTAATAGGGTAAACCTAAATAATATGATTAATGGCAACCCAACGTATAAGACTATGCGCCAAGTTGCTGACGTGATAGGTGCAAACGTGAGTGAGTTCTTCGAGGATGAAGTAAAGAGACCTAACGAGGATTTCGCTAGCTTCATCCGTTACAAAGGCATTCACTATACTGCCGACACTTTGGAGGAGTTCTTTAAACAAGTTGAAGAGATAAAAACAATAGCAAGATGAAGAAAGGATGTTGTATAGCTTTCTCTATAGGCTTTATTCCCTTGGCTCTGCTATTCTGGGGATTGCTTAAAGATGTGGAGGAAAATGGCGCAGTTTATGGCTTACTAGATATAGCGGAGGGAGTTCTCGTTATATTTGTGATTATATTAGTACTGGCTTTATTTGGGTTGTTCGTTGGGTATATCCCTCATAGGGCAGGTAAATATGTAAAGAAACTGCCAACGTGGTTGCAAAATTTAATAATTGTAGCTTATACTGGGTTAGTTCTATACCTTGCCTATTTATTCGTTAATGGTGTTGGCTCTTCGGAAGAAACCTATAGAAACTATAAGTTTCAAAAGAAGTTTGAGCACAAGTATAATGTAGATCTCTAGGGCGCCAGCCCCACACGGCATGGGGAGGGCGCTTGCGCCCGTGGGGGCGCTGCCCCCTTATCTCCCCCGAGGATTTTACTCTCCCTTCTCCATCCACCTACAGAGAGACACACACATAAGAGAGAAGAGAGAGAAGAACACACCACATAACACATCACGCAACACTCACACAACACGACACAACACCTTTGCCTGCAAACCTTGCAAATCCTGCACGAAACCTCGAAAACTACGAAAAACCCACAAAATCAGCCCTAAAATGCCACAAAACGGCTCTTATATGGCTCAAAACTCACGAATTTGGGAGAAATCCCGACCATCTGCCCGAAAATCGCAAAAATCAGCGAAAATGTATTGAGTTAGCCTTGATTGTACCTGCATAACATTCAAATACAGCGTTAAATCTTCTTAAAGCCTACCTTGTGCGCACGTGCGTACCTATTAATGCAAATGGGATTTTTGTTTGCAAAGTAACTTTATTTGTAAAATAAGAAATAACTTTACTCTTGTCTTTTATTCACCCTCGGAAATAACTGAGGCTAAAATCCACAATATCAATCACTTGTAGTTTTATTACATTTAGCACTATTATTTACAAAATGGGTGGTTTTTGGAGGTGCGAGGGAAAATGGTTTGGGGTGGATTGCGCCCCGACAAACAGACTAGTGGGTTGGAGGGATAAATTTCCTTGACCGGAAACACGGCAAAACGTATCGCCAAATATTATATATTTGCCCTCGTAAATCAAATAATTGCAATTATGAGTGATATTTTAGTAAGAATCCCAAAGAATTTGACCTCTTCCCCAGTGCTTGGGGAGAAGAAGGAGTGGATATTGGGTGCTGCATCCTTGGCGCTTGGTGTTGGCTCATCTCTGTTTGGTGCTAACAAGGCGAAGAAGGCGGCTAGACGAGCACAAGCCGAGAATCAGTACAGAACGAACGCTGAGAAGGCTTGGTACGACAAGAACTACAACACGGACTACCTTGATACGAAGGCAGGTTCTAACCTTTTGAGAAGGGCGCAGGAAGTGCAGGACGAGTATATTCGCAAGGCTGATGGCGCTGCTGCCGTTGGCGGTGGAACTGCTGCAAGCGTGGCACAAGCGAAGGAGAGTGCTAACAAGGCGATGGGTGACACGATTGCCAATATCGCAGCGCAGGACACTTCACGCAAGCAGCACGTTGAGGATGCTCACCTTGCCAACACTCAGCAGTTGTCTAGGGAACGTCAGCAGATTGAGCAGCAGAAGGCGCAGGCAACGAGCGATGCAGCCCAAAATGCGTCAAATGCGATGTTCAATTTCGGTGTGAACCAATTGGGGTCAGAACTTGAAGGGGCTAAGTCACAGAATAACAGTAAGTTAGCAAATTCAACGCCAACACTTGATAACAAGAATGTAACAGACATCAGCACTGGGCTATCACACAAGGCTGATGCGAACGGACTTTTGAACCCGAACGCATCCAATAACCAGTTGGCTGGTGGCACGATGCTGGATGAAGCGGTAGGCAACCTCAACAAGAAGAAGCCGAAGGTTCCTCACCTAGGAGTGTAGGGCTGGGAAGGTGAGGAGCGAGCGACTGGCGAGGCAAGGGCAGGCAAGGCATAGAGGGACACCCCAAGACCCCCACCCCCTTTGACCACCGTTTGCAATTATAGTATATAAATACATAAATAAAAATCCCGCACCCCCCCACCCCCTTTTTCTGGATTTCGGTTTTCCGATTTTCCCCACCCCTAATTTTTCGAGAAGTGTTAATGAAGTTAAATATTAAAATAATATAGATATGACATTAGAAGAAGCAAAGAAGATATTGGAGAAAGAGTTTGCAGTGATTAGTCTTCACAAGTCAACAGAGCCATTTGAGTTTGACGAGAGCAACTGGTTTGGGTATGAGAAGCCTTCTGTGCTTGAAGCTTTCCGTGTTTTATCCAAGGAAGGTTATTATATAACCATTAGCGGACATGATTACAATATGCGTGAGAAACGTTTGAAGAAGGAGTACGAAGAGAATACCAAGGCTCCCGGTTCTGCTGAGAACAGCATCAAAGGCGATTTATCTGGAAATAAATCCATTGAACATTGCGGCGAGCCTATTCCTGGTTCTCCTTTGAGCGCAGTAGAAGGCATAAAGTTGAAGCGGAAAGATAACCAAAATACAAGTGAAAACCCTGCCCTTGCAGAAGCAGCCTCCCAGTTTAACGATGCCTTGTTGGATGAGCAGGCAAAGAAGATTGCAGAGCTTACTAAGGAGAATGAGCGCCTGGAGAGAGTCAGCAAGACAACGACAGACGAGTTCAATAAGCTTTACTACAGGATGATTACAAAGAGCGACAAGATTGAGGCTTTGGGCAAGGAGATTGCCAGACTCAACAAGATCATCCACAAGAAGAACCTGAAGATTGAGGAGTTGAGGAAGGAAAGCTCTAGACACCTAAGAGGAAAGATGAAGATGTTCGGCGAGAATTTTGATTTTGAACAGAAGTTAAAGGATAAGGACGCAGTTTTGGCTGACGTTGCAGAGGAACTTCGCCTTTCAAAGATTCGTGAGAAGAATCTGACCGAGGTGTGCCAGAAGTACATGAAGGAGAATGAGGAGTTGAAGAAGGAGCTTGCAGACAAGGTTGTTGACAAGATTGATGCTCAGGCTTTGAAGAGTGCAGAGAGTGCTCTCGCTTATAAAGAGAAGGTGATTGCCGACTTGACTCACAAGTTGAAGGATAAGCACAAGAGATATGTATGGTACAAAGGCGCATACTTAGCTGCCCAGCAGATTCTCAACACCATTGCAGATTATGCAGCCAAGCATCCTGATAAGAAATTCAGCGACCAGATGATTCAAGACGCTCATGTAGAGTGCGGCGCTAAGGTTTTGGTTGACAAGAGTGTTTTTGAACAGATTATGAAAAAGGCTTATGGCAAATAATAATCAGAATCCACAGCAGCAGAAAAGGGTACCTGTCTCCATTAATGGGTACCCTGAGGCTGTACATGATATGATGAGGGCTAAGTACCCTGATTATGATCAGGTGATGGGATTGGGGAACCAGACTATGCAGGGTGGTCCTAGTGGGCAGATTCCAGCGGTCGCTCCCCAACCTATGAATATGAACGTGTTTCAGCAGAATGGCGGCGTTACCGGTAAACTGGAAGCTCCTGCTGTTCAGACTCAGCAGGCACAGACAGCAGCTTCTTCTGTACAGACTCCCTATCTTGGTGATGCAGCAGAGAAGACTCAGCAGCCTCAGACTAGTTTCGAGGGAATGCAGCAGCCTACAGGCTGGAATGAGGACGGCACACCTAGCTATGATGCGCTTTCTTCCGCATTGAACGGTTCAGTAGCCCAGCAGAGGCAGGTTCCAGAGTTCCAGGCAGACCCTTCACAGAGGGATGGCGGCTTCTTCGGGTGGCTGGGCAAGCTGATTCCCAAGAGCCGACCGGGTATGCGTGAGGGTGAGACTCCTGATGAGTATGACCGCAGGATCACCACCAACCGGGAGCGTATTGCGGCATTTGCTGATGCCATACGTCACATGGGCAACATCGTGAATACTTCCAAGGGTGCGCCTTTGCAGGTGTTCAACGACCCTACCGCCATGATGGAAGAGGGCTATCAGAAGCGAAAGGTTCAGAGACAGAAGCAGGATGCCATTGATGCGGATGCGGCTTACAAGCAGGCGAATCTCAGCTTGAAGGAACGAGCAGCAGAAGCACAGAGAGCTTATCAGCAGGCTACGCTCGGCTACAAGCAGGCTGAACTTCAGCAAAAAGCCGACAAGGATAAGAGCGATTTAGCTAAATGGAAGGCTAAGTTTGAGTTCGATGCTGCCAAGGATAATAGAGACTTCGAGTACAAGAAGATTCGTGACAAGATAAAGGACGGACAATGGCAGGCTGGATATGGAATCAAGATTGCTAACCTCAACCTATCAAGAGCAAGATTTGCGCATACTGTTGCAAAGGATGCAAGGGGACGTGGTAAAGCCGTCGGCTATGCGACCCCATACGGTAGCCTATACTCCAATAAGGAGTTGACACGAAATCAGGAAAACCAGTTATGGGATTTCATGATCAGGAACAAACAGATTACGCCGGCAAAGCTCAGAGAGTATCAAGCAGCCTTGAATGATGCAGAGACAGAGGTGAACGGAAAAATCATAAAAGGTTCTTCCTCAAAGGCAAGAGGAATCATTCAGAAGGCTATTGCTTACGGATTCATGGATGCGACTCCTAAGGGTGATAGGCTTAGAAAGTTCTGTACTACCCAGCTTGGAATGGGTGAAGACAGAGTATATAAAACTCCCCAGAACGCTACGACTTGGGTTAAAGGTAGCGTGAAGCAGGGAAAGACAGGTAATTGGTCAATTTAATACATTATATATATGGCAGACAAAGTAACATCACTTTATAACGCATTAAAGGCGGATGGATTGTTCAAGCAGGCAAGAAGCCTGAATGACTTCAAGGCGAAAATGGCTTACCAGGGCTATCGTTCGCAGATTTACAAACTGGCTAGGGATAAGGGCGCAAATGTCGGCACGTTTTCCCAGTTCACCAATGCGCTTGGTTACAGCAGCGGTAGCCCGAAGCCCAGACAATCTTATGGTAGCTACCATACTCAGCAGCATAAGCCAGCAGAGAATAAAGCTATGACTACCGCACAGAGGGCAATGCAGGTGGCGCAGGAATATCAGCAGACTCATCAGCCTACTGATTACCTTCACAGACCGCAGAACCAGATGGGCAGGGCACGGAGAAATGCGCCGGGCAAGGCTTCTCCTTTCGTTCAGTCTCTCTATGAGATTGACAATGCACAGAAGGGACCTGATTATTCAGTTGACTATACATCACCAAAGGCTACACAGCAGGTGTATCAGCAGAATCAGCAGTTAAGAAGACAGGCGGCTAAGACTGCAGGCGACCATATTGTAAATGATGAGTACCGCAGACAGAGTCAGCCGATGATTGACAACGGAACCGTCGGCGTGATGAAGCCTATGGGCGAGATAGAGCAGGAAATGAGCGATGCAGCTGATAGCCTCGTTGCAAGTAGCGGTGACTTCATCAAGAACAGTATCAACAATGAGTATAAGCAGGCAACTCTTAACGCAGAGAAGGAGATTCGCAGCAATGATGCTATGGGAAATCCTTTCATGGGGTCTAGTGCAGGTCTTATCAGCACTCAGATTGCTAATAAATATGAGTCTCCAGACAAGATAATGGCAAGCTTGCAGAACAGTATCAAGAAAAATATTGCAAATATTTTGCCTCGGGCTAGAGAACAGGCTATTCGGCTTGGTGTTTCAGAAGACTACTACATCAACAATATGGTCCTTCCGAAGATGGTAGAGAAAGCTGTCGGGGATTTCAGAGAGACGGAAGTTGCAAGACGAATGCCTAAGAATGATCTGGACTATTTCGTTCAGGAGGCTACCAGTTCAAACTATCTTGCAAAACTCGGAATGATGCTCCTGAAAACAAAGAGCCAAAGACAGTTTGACGAGGAGGCGTTGGCTCGCACCAACGAAGGAATGAATCCGAATTACAAGCCAAGCACGGCGTTGAGAGTTGGAGCAGACGTAGTAGGTATGGTTTCAGATCCTATTTTCGGTGCATCGGCTAAAGCGGGCGGACTTGTTGCTGGTAAGCTGATTGGTAATAGTACCAAGCTAGCGGCATTGATGGCTAACGGAAACCTTGCGCAGAGATTGATGGCAAAGGGAGCACAGGCTGTGACAAGCGGCGGTGTTACCGGTTTTGTATTCGACTCTACAGGCTCTGTGATTCAGAACTACTCTACCGGTGAAGACACTTCTCTGGGGAATACCTTAAAGGTTGCAGCAAAGGGCGGTGCGACAGGTGCGGTGAACTTTGCTACTATGAGTCTGGCAGGCATTCCTCTAAGTGAAGTTGGAAGAAGCGTAGGACTGACAGGTATAAAGGGCGGTTCATTCTGGGGAAATGCAGGAAGAGCTACTGCCAAGGTAGGCTTGGAATCAGGAAAGACCTATATGGAAGCTATGGGTATGTATCTTGGTGGATATGTATCAGGAAAACTTGAAGGAAGAACGGATGCCAACGGAAAACCTATCGAGTTTGATTTGTGGAATGGCACTATGGAGAGTCTTCCTACCGCCATCGGTTTCAGATTGCAGCATGCCGTGGAAGGATTGAGAGGCGGAAGAAAGAACGAGAAGGGTGAAGATATGGGCTGGTTTGGCTCTACCATTGCCAACTTCAAGGATTTCCTCACCTCAGACAAGGCTAAGGAATCAAGATTCCTGATGACGGAGGATGAGAGAAACATGATATTTTCTTCTGGTGCCATGAACGGCTTGATGCCGGACGGCGAGAATATTGTCAGTTACGCAAAGAGAACCAAGAACAAGAAGGTAAGCTATGATGATCCATATCTGGAAACAGATGCTTCCATGATCAAGAACACCTATGACCAAATCATGGCAGATTCTAAAGTTTCTTGGGATGCCAAGGCTAAGTTCTCAGCTATGGTTACAGGAATCATGCCATCGGCTCGCCCGATGATGGACTATATTACATTCTCTAATGAGGACTATGTAAAGGATGGGCTGCTGAGAGGAAAGCGCAAATACGTGAACGAGTATTCTGCTAACGGTGAGCTGTTATCAAAGATTCCTTATGACAACAAAGAGGATAGGGATAATGTAGTCTATACCCACAATATCAAGAGGGAGAATCTACGTCTGTATAACGCAATGGGCTTGCTCGCAAGACAGGATAGAAACAACTATGAGCTACAGAATGACTTCTTTGTGGAAAACATGAAGAAGCCAGGCGCCGATGTCAATACCCTTGTAACAAATATGGGTAATGAAGGTTCTGATGTTTTCAGAGATTTTTCACTCTTTGCCTTGAACTCAGAAAAAGGAACTGTTCTGAAAACCATTGATTCTGTAGCCGTCCGTAACGGAATGAAGAGTGAGGATCTAATCAAAGCCATGAGAAAGAATCCGATGAAACGAACAGATTTCGAGCAGAATGTATGTGTAGAGCTTCGCCGTGCATTGGAATCAAAAGCTTTTCCTTACGGTAAGGTTCATGTGGAACAGAGCAATCTCAATGGTAAGGATGTTGCCGAGGACAATAACCTTGGAACCGAGCAGCCAAACGGCGATGCAGTAAAGCAGGAACTGAATGGTCTGAGGCAGGCAGAGGAAGAAGTGGAAGTGCTGATGCGTGACAATGATGTGTTCAGCCAGAACTTCAAGAAGCTACAGAGCCAAGGCTTAACGAATCCTCAGATTTATGACTGGATGGTCCAGCAGGGCGGCTTGACCGTAGAGCAACTTGAACCATTTGCCCATTATATTAATGCGAACGCTAGAGTGCAGGGTATGCAGGAAGCTACCAAGCAGAAGATTGAAGAAACTGTATCAGCCTTTGTTCAAGATTGGAGCTATCACGGCACATTTAACGGTCAGCCAATGAATGGCGAACAGGCTCTGTATGTACAGGATAGCAACGGAAGAACCCTTCTTGTGGGTTCGGGTGATGTCACATTCGACCAGACCAACGGCAGAGCTAAGGAAGGTGTCGGCGATATGCTCGTATGCTTCGACCCTAACACTAAGGAAATGGTCTATGTGAAAGCTGACGAGGTTACTTTCTTCCAGAATCAGCCTATCGACCAGTTTGCTGCTGAGTATCGCCAGAGATTGCAGATAAAGAACTCTGAGCCTTACAATCAGGCGGCACAGGAACAGGCGATGCAGGATGCAGCCAAGCCTCAGCAGGAGCAGGAAGCTCCGCAAGATAATACCACAAAATCGGAAGATAGTACCACAAAATCGGGTGAAAATGGCAAAGATGATACCACATCTGACACCACATCGGGCAAAAATAATACCACAAATGAGGACTTAGTACCACAAGAGCAGCCACAGCAGGAAAGCGAGGGTATGAAGCTCGAAGATGGCACTCCTGTTCCTTTTGATGCAAACGGAGATCCTGATTTCATGAAAATGACTCCAGAGCAGGGGGCTGAGGTCTATAAGATGCTGTTTGAGGAAGATGCGCCAATGCAGATTGACAGCGACATCAAGACCTTGGAGAAAGACTTGGAGAAGGTAAAGGCTTCCAAGTATGAAGGCGCTTCTGTTATGGAGAGAGCCGCAGCTCGTAAGAAGGTGAAGGAAGCTATCGCACTGGCTGAGACTCAGGTGGAGAAAGCCAAGGCTATCAAGACTGCCATGGAAAAGAAGCCTGAGGCAGAGAATACCGGTGTAGGTACGGCTGAAAACGCAGGACAATATGAAAAGGAACGTAAGCAGGGCTATCGTGAAGGTGAAGGCGGCGTTATCTATCATCGTCAGAAGCCAGAGGATGTTGGAGGTGTACGAGGCAAGGAAGTAACAGTAGCCTTCTCCCCTACCGAGAAAGTTGCAGGTCATGTTAAGCTGGTTGAGCTTGATTCTGTTCAGGCTAGCCACAACAACGGTCAGCTGAATCTTCTTCATTTCGGTCCAGACTGGCAGCCTAAGGACAGAAGCAGCCAGGCATCAAGAGTTGAGGCTGAGAAGATTGCAGGCAATATTGACCCAGAGCAGATTACTGGCAGCAACAATGCCTTCATAGGTTCGGCGCCGAGTGTGAACGAAAGACATGAAACCATCCAAGGCAACAACCGTGTGGATGCTTTGAAAGAAATGTATGCCTCTCACCCTGATCAGGCAGCCAAGTACAAGCAGTGGTTGATTGACCACGCAGCTGAGTTCGGCTTGAATGCTGAGGACATCAAGAAGATGAAGAAGCCTGTGATTGTAAACGAATTGCCTGTAGATGATGCTACTGCAAAGAAGCTGGGTCAGATGATGGCTAGCGGATTCGAGAGTGGCGGCAAGCGTATTCCTGAGGTTAGCGCTACCATCAACAAGCTTGGTGACAAGATGGAGAATCTGGCAAACGTTCTTCTTGCCGAGGGAACTCTTGGTGAGGATGCCAAGCTCAGCGACTTGATTAACCAGAACTCCAAGCGAGCTTTGGAATATCTCAACAAGAACGGATTCATAGACAATACCGAGTATGAGAATCTGGCTACCGATGTTGTTACCAGAAGACAATGGTTAGAGAATGTGTTGAAGGCTAGTCTGTTTGATGGAAACAGAAAGACAGAAGCCGCATTCAACCGATTGCCAGGCAACGCTCAGAAGGCAGTATTGGCAACCTTCATGCGTGACAGAAACAGCAAGGCTGAGGATAGGATCAAGGAGAATATTCAGAAATCCTTTGAGGCTTACAATGAATTGAACCAGATTGCAGGGTTCAAGAATGCCAAGAATATCGAGCAGGCAAGGGCTGCAATACAGGCGGAACTGTTAAATGGTTCTAATAATGTGTTTGGAGAGGCTTCAATTCGAGAAAAATACACTAACTTTGAACTCGAATTAGCAGCATTATACAAGGGTTTGAAAGACCAGAAGAGCCTGACAGGATTGTTTGGCGAGTTCTACAATGCCGTTCAAGGCAAGATTGGTAAGCAGCTGGATGCTTTCAGTCAGGAAAATGCTGAGCCTTTAGGTAAGGACGAGGCTATAGAAAAAGTCTTTGGAATCAATAACAAGCAAGATTATGACAGACGAAGAGAAACTGAATCTCCTTCTGAATCTGGAGGAGAAGATGGGGCTGAACCAGCAGGAGACAGACCAGCAGAAGCAGGAGAAGGAAGAGTAAATTCTGAGGATGAAGACAAGCCAAATTCAGCAGGCTTTACTCCAAAGGAAATTAGAGATCATCAGGAAAAACTTGATAGAGCTAAGGAAAAATACGTAAAGGCTTTAAAAGAAGCCAAGAGTGAGAAGGAGATCAAAGCAGCGGAAGGTGAATTTGAGTTTGCGTATAAAGATCACCAGAATATGAACGGTGTTCTTGACGAGGCATCTGTGGCTGACATGTGGAATAAAGAACTTGAATCAGCAAAGGATTCCGTTAAGAAAGACTCAAAAGAACCGTCCGCAGATCCTATGGAAGGTTTGAAGCAGGCTGCTGACGCATTCCATGAAGAGCAGAAGCAGAAAGGTGAATTTGCCATGAACTTGAAGATTGGCAAGGCTCGACAAGATTATGCTGCCGCCAAGGAAAGCGGTGATGCAGAGCGGACCACCACGGCTGCCAAGGAATTGAAGCATCTCTTAGACGACAGATTGAAGCAAGAGGGTAAAGGTCTTGCTGAGAGACAGAAGATTATCGCCGAAGAGATAGGAAAGGCTGAGGCTGAGATAATCGACAAGCCTTGGGAACAGATGGACTTGGAGGAACGAGAAGCTGTTTCTTCAAAGAACCCTCTCACGGAATCAGAGATTAACGAACTGACCTCTGAGGAAAATAAAGAATTGATACCTGCCGCACTCGCATATTTGCGTGGTGACAAGAGCAATATCATAAACGCAATATCTTACTTTAAAATTTGGAACGATGTTAGAAATAGACATGAGAATGTTTCCGACAATAGCGGAACAGAAAACGGAACACAGCTGGATGCTGCCGATACTACAGGCGGCGAAGGATTGGGACTGGGACGAGGACGAGAAAGCGGAAGACCTGATGGACCAGTGGATAGAGGAACAGGCAACGAAGCTGCACCCGGAGAGCGAAATGGCGGAGAGAGTAATCAGAACGACACTACTCTATCTGCTGGAGAACAAGGCAATAAGCAAGGTGAAGGAAATTCATCCGGAGTGGGCGCAGTACCTGCCGGAGGTTCTGACACCAACGGAGGCGGTTCAGCTAGCGGAAATGGACATGTATCTGGAGGAAGTGGACGTGAAAGCAGCAACAGACCTGCTGACACGAATGCAGGACGGAAGCCTACAGCCAAGCAAGGAACTACTTTCCCAGATAGCACAGCAGAACGGCTAAAGCAGGAAAGAGCTGACTATGAGAAGAAGAAGAAAGACTTCTGGGCTAGATGGAAGAAGGCAGGGCAAGGCTATGCCAAGATTGCCCTGACTCCTTTCAAGAAGCTCAACCTTACACCAGAGCAAATAGAAATGCTGCCTGAGTTGGTAAAGATGCACCTTAACGGTGCTGTCTTGAAGATTAAGGAGGGTATCTACAAGTTCAACGAGTGGAAAGCTGCCATGCTTGCCGAGGAAGGCGAGGAGCTGAAAATGATAGGTCTTAGTGATGATGATATTGACAGATTCATTGAAGACTATTGGAACACTCCTTACGAAATGGATGGTGAGACCCATACAATCAGGGAGTGGAGCAGCATCTATGGAAACCAGCATCTGAAAAAGAAGCTAAAAGAACCTCTTGAAGAGAAGTACAAGAGACAGATGGAAGCCGAACCTATCGAAGTGAAGGTGGGCGACATGAAGAACATCGAGGAGACTTTGCCTTATCTCTTGCCTCAGCAGCAGGAAGACGTATTGAAGGCTGAAACTCAGTTCTTCGGAAAGGAACATACAGACCGTGAACATGCTTACGGTAAGGGCTATCTGTTTACCAATGGAACTGGTACTGGAAAAACATACACAGGTCTTGGCATTGCTAAGCGATTGGCTAAGCAGGGCAAAGGCAGAATACTCTTTATTACTCCTAGCCAGAAGAAGGTTTCCGACTGGATAAAGGACGGAAAGAATCTTGGTCTGGACATTAAGGATCTTGACTCCTGGGCAAAAATGCGTGGAACCACTGCTACTACAGAAAGTGGTGAAGGTATGGTAATTACTACATTTGCAAACTTTGGTCTGAATAAGAAACTTCTTGAAACAGAGTGGGATGCCGTTATCTATGACGAGTGTCACCGTATCATGGAAAACAAGAAGGGTACTGAAACAGCCAGAAGTATGCAGCACTACATGGTTACCAATCGTGACGAGAATCATTGTTTCCAGAGATTGCAGAGCATCAACCCTGAGTATCAGAAAATGAATGGTGCTGCCGAAAAATTCGATGCGTTGCGACTAAAGGAAATCGAACGCATAAAGAAAGAGTACAAGAATAGCCATCCAAGTGCTACAGACAGAGATGTGGATAATGCTACATTAAAGAGCCTTCCTAGAGATTTGAACAGCTTTGCCTCTGCCGACGGAATGACTTTCCCTAAGCTTGGAAAAGCATATCAGGATTTCATCAAGGCAAGGGAAGCATATAATAAGGTAGAGCCTAAACTGAAAGAGCAGGCAAAGAGTTCGTGGAAACACACAAAAACCATATTCCTCTCCGCTACACCTTTCAATACTAGAGAGAATCTTGATTATGTTGAGGGCTATATCTTTAAGTATCCGGAAAAGGACGAGAGAGGAATGGGTGGAAGAACCTAGTTCTACCTTAATCACTTTGGTGCAGCATACAAGTTCCGCTACCATCGTCTGGAGCAGAGTATCAGTAACCCGGATGCCGTAGCCAAGCAGGAGGTTGCCTTCTCTGATTACTTGCAGAACACACTTGGCACGATGAGCGGAAGAATTATTGATAGTCCTTACGACTATTCTAGAGACTTTCCTACCGTGGCTCCTGATCATGCCGAGAGTTTCAATAATGCGGTGCAGGACACATTGAAGACAAAGTATCTGCATGATGCGTACAGCAAGACCATCGGTGATTACAACTATGGTAGTGCCCTTTTCGAGACTATGAAAGTGTCTGCTGCCATTGACAGAATCAAACAGCACTTGGATATGGGCAGAAAGGTTGTTATCTTCCATCGCCGTGTTGAGAGCAAGGAACCTTTGGAGGCTCCATTTGCTTACATGCTTAGAGTTGCCAACGAGCAGATCAAGATGATGAAACCAGGCAAGGAGCGTGACGAATACATCAAGGAATGCACCGAGTTCCGAAACAAGTATGCAGACCTTCTGGAATGGGAGAAGACTCTTGACTACAGTATGCCAAGAGAACAGATTGCCAAGGTGTTTGGCGAGAAGAATGTGTTGTTCTTCAGCGGAAAGGAAAGCAAGAAGGTGAAGGATAAGGCGGTTGATACATTTAATGATGATGATAGCGGCAAGAATATCATCGTGATTCAGGAAGCTTCAGGAAAGGAAGGAATCTCACTTCATGATACCACAAGCAAGCACCAGCGTGTCTGCATCACTCTCGCATTGCCTCAGAGTCCTATCACAGCCTTGCAGATTGAAGGTCGCATTTACCGTATCGGTAATATGAGCAATGCCATCTTTGAGTACCCTATCTTGGGTCTCAACTCTGAAATGATGCTTTTTGGAGAAAAGTTCAATAATCAGGTAAGTACTACCGAGAACCTTGCATTGGGCAGTCAGGCAAGAAACTTGCGTGACAGTTTCGCTAATGGTATCTTGGAACATAGCGGTATTGTACCGGTAGAGAACCAGGGTGTAGGCGGAAAGGAGTTTGACGCAGCAACACCAAGTGAGAATGACCCATTCGATAATGCGGTGCTTGATTATTACAGCAATCAGAAACTTAATAAGAACAATCGTGAAGGTAGCGACTACTTCCCTACTCCTGAACCTCTTGGCTACAAGATGGTAGAATGGGCTGGCTTGGGTGAAGGTGACTCTGTATTGGAGCCTAGTGCCGGTCATGGAGCCATCGCAAGATACGTGCCTAAGACTAACGAAATGGTAAGCATCGAACCTAGTCAAAGTCTCTTCACGAAGTTGCAGTTGAAGGCTGGCGGTTTGGGTAGAAAGTTCTTAAACAATACGTTTGAGAACTATGCGCTGAACAACAAGCACGATGTAATTGTAATGAATCCTCCTTTCGGCAAGGCTGGTGCATTGGCTATCCAGCATGTTGACAAGGCTTTCAAGCACTTGGATGAAGGAGGTCGTATCGTAGCAATCATACCTAGAGGCTCAACAGACAAGAAGTTTGACAAGTGGTATAACGAGCAGAAGAACGTTGCCATGCGTGCTGAGGTAAATCTGCCTGATATCCTTTTCCAGCAGGCAGGAACCAGAGTTGCATGCCGAGTAGTTGTATTGGATAAGATTTCCGATGCTGCTTTGAGAAGCAAGGCAGGTTATCCTGAAAAGATTGATCTGAGCGGTCATTACGATAAGATTGAAGATTTCTTCAATGACCTCCGAGATATTGAAATGCCTGAGCGCATCATTGATACGAATCTCAAAATGCAGAAGAAAGCCAAGGCTGCTGTCAAGGATATTATGGAAATCAAGGGCGTGAAAAACGTTTCTTATGGTAAGACTGGTATTGATGTTTCTTTGACTGGTTCTTGGATGAACTACGGAATATCTTTCACTGGTAGTGACAAACCGAACTACTGGAGAGATAAGATGGCTAACTATTATACCAAATATGATGAGCTTCAAAAGCTGGAGTATCAGGAAAACAAGCAGTCGGTGTTTGATGAGTTGAAGAAACTGTCTTGCAAGCTTGCCGGTATGACAGAGGATGAAATGCAGAGATATATCGCATCAAAGACCAACGGCAGCACCCACTTCCGTATGGAACTAGGCAAGACATTCTCAGACTCCAAGGAGAACTTTGATGGAGTAAGAGACAGAGCAGTAGAGGAAAAAGGCATTGTCATGCCTAACCTGAATAAGGAAAGCGTTAATGTTGTGCCGGTGGAAAAACATAGCTTTGGAGTTACCGAGAATGAGATATTGACAAATGCAAAGGCATGGGCGAAAGATAATCTTGTAACTACAGGAAAATCGGAATTGCCTACAATGCGTGATGGAACGCCTTATACTATTAGTAAAAAGGCTGTTGAAAAATACTTGTCTGAGAGTGCTGTAAAGAAGAGCGATGGTCTTGATATTCATCTTTCCGTTCTTCCAAAGCTTACAGATGTTATTCATGAAAGCATTGAAGCTGAGATTCATCCAGACTACAATAAGGACGAAGACGGAAATCGCAGCATCGAAAATGGGCACGGTGACAATATTTTGGTCCATCGTTTGTATGGTGCTGTACAATTGGACGGTAAGACGTACCGAGTAAAAACAACCATGCAAGAGTTCAGAGGTGGTGAAGAAAACAAGCCTCATAGTTATGAGGTAACAAAAATAGAGTTGCTGGAAGGCTCCAAGACAGCGAACGAATCCGACAGTCTCCCTTTGAGCAGTGCAACCAACAACTCTGAAAATGAGTTACTTGGCTCCCCTGGAGAGCGAGAGAATCCCGACAAACCACATTCGGATGCACCAAGCAACTCTATTTCTGTTGCAAAGTTACTAAATGGAGTTGAGAAATCATACGATTCTGGGAAGAAATTGCTTGAAGAAAGCAAAAATTTAACAGATGAAGATACTTATTTTAGAAATGATAACGATTCACCCGTATCAATTTCTAAGGATGCTCCTGTTGTAGTAAAGCATGTGGCGAAGGTTGCAAAGGCTACTGGCGGCAAGGTGAAGATGTTGCAAAGTGTCGAAGAAGTTACCAATGCCGAGGCTAAGACAAGACTTGAAAAGGGTGAAAAGGTAGAAGGATGGTACGATGAACGCACAGGTGAAGTTGTGCTGTATATGCCAAACGTACATGACAGCTACACAGCTGAGAAAACGGTATGGCATGAAATCGTAGGTCATAAAGGCATGCGTGAACTGTTCGGTAACGACAACTACGACAAATTCCTTGATGATATTTACTTCAATCTTGATAAGCCGGAATACGCCGATCTTAAAAAGCTCGTCATGAAGGAACTACAGTACAATCCATTCGATTACAGAAATGCCATCGAAGAGGCTATTGCTAGAATGGCGGAAGAGGGACATGGCGAGCATGGTCTTTGGAATAACCTGAAAAACAAGGTAGCAAATATCTTTAGAGAAATCGGCTACCGTGTGGCGCCGAACACAAAGGACATTAAGTATCTCTTATGGCTCGCCAAGAATTACTCCAAGCATCCTGAGAGTGATGGTTACTTTGCTATCAGAAGAAATGCCTTGCTGCATAAGTTAGAGAAAGATAATACGCCTAGCATCGTGGATAGAAACGGAATGTACTTTGATAATGATGGAAAGAACCATGATTATCTGCTAGACTTGAACCATAAGGACTTCGAGGAGGCTACCGATGGAAAAGTGCATTTCCGCACCTCCCCTATGACTGCATCTAAGATTGAGGAGTATAACCGCAGACTCGGAACAAAACTCTATGCTTTCAAGGAAAGTTCCGTTGATAATATGCAGTCTTTGCAAGAGGCTATGGAAATAATCTCTGGTGAAAAGAATGCGTGGACGGATATTCCTTCTGCCTTCAATCCATTGCAGGCGCAGAACCGCATTGATAGTATCGTACAGCAAAAGGCAGAAGAGTATGACGATAAATACACGAAGCCTCTTGATGATTCTTTCAAGAAAGTTGTATCTACCATGAGCGGTAGCGATAAGGATGAGCAGTTGAGAAACGCACAGATCTATATGATTACCAAGCATGGTTTGGAGCGTAACCGTGTATTCTTTGTTCGTGACGCAATTCGGGATATGATGAATGGCGATGTTACGAAAGCAAAGACATTGATGAAGGACTGGAACGACAAGCAGAAGGATTTGGCTGACGAACTAGAGAAAGGCAACATCAGATTTGATGAGTACCTGGAGCAAATGGACGAATGGATTCGTAGCAACGTGGACGTTAACTTTGTTGCTGACGAACACGATTATTCTGGATTCCATGGTATGCAAAATATAGCCAAGACCTCTGATCCATACGACGACAAGCTTGCCATTGACAACGTGATGAGTGCAGAAAGCCAGATGGGTAGCGATTTGGCAAAAGACTTCTGGATAAAGAAGAAGGCTGCAACAGATTACGTTATCGACCAAGAATACTACAACGGCTTTATTGATCAATCTGATAGAGATTATCTAAAGGGAATGTTCCAATGGTATGTGCCTCTTAGAAAGTTTGATGATACAACCGCAGAAGATGTGTATGGTTATATCGGAGAAAAGGGAGATCCTTCCAACTTTGTTGGTCCTGTATTGGCAAATGCAAAGGGAAGAAGCAGTCTGAGCGACATTAATGTTATGGCTCAAATATCCGCCATGGCAAAGTCTTCGCTTATCAATGGTGGAAAGAATGTAGTAAAGCAGTACTTTGCCAGATTTGTTTCTGCCTATGAAACTGGTAATACAAAAGATAAAATCTTTGTTGAAGTGAATCCTTGGCTAGAGAAGCACGTGGTAGATGGTAAAGAAGTTTGGGAAGAGGTTACACCTCAAATTCCGGAGAACGCCACACAGCAGCAAATAAGCGATATACTGCAAAACTTTGAGGACAGCATGCAGGCGAAGAAAGCAACTGGTGATGCAAAGCTTTCACACAGAAAGCCTAACATTGGCTTTAAATTCCAGCGTGCCAAGGATAAGTCTGAACATATCATTGATGTGTATATCGCAGGAAGGAAAAGAAGCTTTGTCTGTCAGGGTAACCCAAGAGCAGCCCAAGCACTCAATGGTCTTTTGAAAGATTCAGGAACCAGAAATGCGGTAACGCAATTTGATGCGAAGGTTACGAGAAAAATTGCCCAATTCAATACATCGCTGAATCCAGACTTTATGATGTCTAATATGTTGCGTGACTTAACTTTTGCATCAGCCAATGTTACCAAGGAAGGATTTAGCTACACCAAGGACTTCTTGAAAGAATATGCAGGAAACATGATTTCTATCAAGAACGGAAAAGGTAGTGGAAACTATCTTACTATGTTCCGCAAGTATAGAGACGGTAAGCTTGATACAAATAATGAACGAGAAAGAATGTTCAAAGAGTTTATGGACAATGGCGGTCAGACTGGTTTTGTTCAAATCAAGAAACTGGAAAGCCTGATTGAGGAATATGATAACCTGATCAAGAAAGGAAGTAAGGATGCAGACGGATGGTTTGTCAAGAAAATCAAGGAAGGTGGAACCTTTATTGAGACTGCCAACGAGATTATTGAAAACGTAGCTCGCTACTCTACTTACTGTACTTCACGAAAGCACGGAAGAAGCGTAGGACGAAGTATCTATGATGCCAAGGAGGTTTCAACAAACTTCAACCGGCACGGTTCTGGAGATGCCATCAAGACCTTGAAAACTTCAAATGATAGCAATATTGATAAGAAATTCCGTGGTACTCTCGGTTTCTTCAATAGCTGGATGAAGAATCATACGCAGTTCTATAACGCCGGCGTGCAAGGTGCAAATCTGTTTTTCAAGAACTATAAGAGTGCATGGAAGACTTCTGCCGTTTCATTCGGTATGTTACCTTTAGGACTCGGTATTGCTCAGGCGTTAATCAATCAATACCTGATTAATAATGAGGACGAGAAGGACAGAAAGGGCGTGAAGGATCCATACGCAGAGTTACCAGAATGGAAACGCAGAAATAATATCTGTATCTATACTGGGCACGGAAACTTTAAGACTATTCCTATTGCCATCGAGTTAAGAGCGTTCTTCGGGTTGGGCGATATTGCGGCTGGCTATGTTGTGAATGATAAGTTGAAGAGTAGTACGCCTATCGGTTATGATATTTTGGGACAGATGGCACAATTAGTACCAGCCTCTGATTTCCTTGGACACCATTCGCCAAGCAACAACATTAAGGAACTTGGAGAGGATGCAATACTTGCAGTAACTCCAACAACCATATCTCCTGCTATGGAACTTGCCTTCAATCGAGACTGGACAGGCAGACCTTTCTATCGTGATTATGACTATCTTGATAAGGCTCCAAGATGGAAGAGGGCATACGATAACACCAATAGTATTTATATGAGTATTAATAAATGGGCTAACCAAGGCACAAATGGTATTGATAGTTCTAATGCAGACATGAAGGGAAATGAAACTCTTGATTATCTTACTGCACCTTACGCTTGGCAACATTTGATAGATAGTTACACCGGTGGCATGGGTTCAACTATTGGCAGAACTTACAAAACGTTAGAAGCTGTTGGTAAGGGCGTTGTATCTGGAGCAAAGAACAAAGAAGGATTCAGCAAGGGCTTCTCTGATGAATTTGAAAAGTTTGATAAAAATCAAATCCCTCTTTACAGGGTGTTTAACTATACTCCTAAAGAGGGGCAAGACATGCAGCGAACTAGATCGAAATGGTATAACTATTCCGACGAGTTGAAGCAGACGGAATATAATATTAAGCAGTTGAAGACTAACACGCCTGATGTTTTGAAGAACATGGAGAACAATGCCAAGAAGTTCAACTTTACTCATAGCAAAGAAGGAAAGGCGTATAATATATGGAATGCAGCAGATAATTATATCCAGAAGAAGAAAAAAATCTTAAAAAGAGTATCTGATCCGGAAGTAATCAAGTCAATTAACGAAGACATCAATCGAAAGATGCAAGAAGCGGTGAATGATTTGGATAAGCTAAATTAAAAGTAAAGGAGCGGGCATTAAGCTCGCTCCTATCATTATACTATAACGAAACTTCCCATTGTAGTGATATATTACTTTTTGACAGGAGCTTTGTTCTCTTCATTAATTGTATTGTTATCAAACAGAACATCCCATCCGCTTACACCATCTGATTTTAAGAAAAATAGACAGGCAAACAAAATAGCTACTTGAAAAGCATTTACTGTCATCTGATGAAAGGCAATACGGTATTCGCCATCACAGAGAATGAATGATGCAATGATGTTAACGACAACCATAGCCAAATATCCATACAAGCCTATCTTCTTGGCAGAGCAAAGCATGATCAGGAAATAAACCACAGCTGCTCTTGCTATAATTTCATACACTCCAGCAGCAAGCGACACCTCATCTTGACTGATATTCATTATGCTTAAGAATATACCTAAGCCACTGTTGAGAATACCGAGTATAAGGATGCATTCTGTAAACCCATTTAAACGAGCTGTTTTCTTTTTCTGTTCCATAATTCTATATTTTAAAAATTCAAATATGTTAAATAAAATGTTCCAAAAACTAATCCGTTAGCATCTATATAATTGTATTTAAATTTAAGACCTACTTGTTTCATAAACCATCTAAATTCGGAGCGCTTCATATTATAAGCACCAGAGTCTATCATCTTTCTCTGTTCTTCGTTCATGTCGTCCTTAACTTCGCTCAATATTTCATTTCTTTCTTGCAGTGAATAATCATTCCTGTCTAACGTCAGATGGAAATTGTATGTCCAAACCCAATTTAGAAAGACCACCGATGTTAATGTCGTGTAATCATCTATGTACATTGGGAGCTGCTGGTTGAATTCCCTTGCAGTCTTTATAAATAAATTTTTTGCTCTTTGCTTTTCTTGTACTGTCTGTCCAAAAGAAAACAGGCTTGCAAAAAGCAAAGCGAGTGCTAATGCAAATTTCTTCATACCGTTATTTTTTTATTCGTTAATCTTCGTGCAAAAATACTAAAAATATTAATAGGGTGTATCTTTAAAGTGCAACTTTCTTTATAGTTTAGACAAAAACAAAATAAGGTGAGCACCTGCCCACCTTATTTATTATATAACCTTCAATAACTCTTCAAACTTATCATCATACCATCGTGGCTGCGTCTCACTCTGGTTCTTTGGAGATACCTGGTTCTCTCCATAAGACTTACCCTTCTCGGTAATCACCTTGAACTTGTGAATCCTTGTGGTTCCCTGTCGGGTCTCCTCTTTCAAGAAGCCAAGCTTAACCATCTGCTGGTTGAACTTCAATGCCGACATCTTGGATCCAAAGCGTTTCAACAGTTCTGATGCCGAGTGCATCACTCCCTTGCTAGCAACATAGTCTGGGGATGGCAAGCCAAGAGGTTCTGCTACCTTCTGCATCAATGCAAGCGTTGATGAATCGCTGAGGTTAAGGATTCGCTTGCAGCCTTCCACCCACATCATACCAGCCTCTACTCTATCCTTGATTACATTCGTGACAGAATAGCATCCTGTGCGGCGGATAGACTTCAAGATTTCCTTCACTCCCTTCTTGAACTGCTTAGCTTGCGGTTTACGACTCTGCATCAAAACTTCGTAAAGACCATCCTCGGTGAGGAACCAAGTCTCACCCTGACGCCCTAAGTTGAACTTAGACCGTTCATCCTCATCAACTCTTGTGATCATGTCGGAAACATTCGAAAGTTCCAACCACTCTGCAACATCGTTTGCCTTAAACAATGGGTTCTCGGCGTTACCATACACATCAATCTCCTTACCAAGGAAAGTTGACTTGCTAATCAAACTGATTTCGTTCATAATAATATATTTTAAAATTCTACTTCCAATGAAAGGGCATAAGAAATGCCCCATCCGCTAGTGTGAGAGGTGCAGACAGGGCATTATATTTTATATGATGAAATCCATTGATTCTGTGTCTGTTTGTGCCTCTCACCTCACGAACTTACGAGTGCAAAGATAGTACGATTTTTCGGGATAAGCGCAATTTTAAAAGTTAAGAAATCCATACGATATAAACCAGTCAATAACTGTTCGACGACAGTTCTATGTATTATCTCAAAAATCACCTTTATTTATCGGTACTTCACATCATTTAACAGTTTCAAAAATTCATATTTTAGTCGTATGGTGCTTGGCGGCTGGATTGACCTTCTCGCCTAACGTGAGCGGACAGAAGAATCCTTACTTAGATGCCGTGGGCTGTATGTCGCAGCTTGTGCCGGTGATGGACTATCTCGGCAACTCTTCGGCTGGTAAGGAGCCATTGAACGAGACGATCAAGGCTTTCTCTCCTTCTGCCCTATCTCCTTTCGTGGAATGGGAGTTAAATACCGACTGGAAGGGTGCGCCAATTGAAAGACGTGGTGACTGGAATGAAAATTCCCCTGCTTGGCAGAGAGCCTACAAGGGCACGCCTGACGGATATATGGCTGTGAATAAATGGGTGAATGCCCAGACCAACGATGTAGCCAAGGGCAACGAGGATATGCTGGGCAACAGTTTCCTGGATATGGCAACGAACCCTAGTATGCTGAATCACTACATCGGTGGTATCGGTGGCGGTGCTGCTACGTTTACAGAGCGACTTATCGGTGTTATCAAGCATGGAAACGATACGGAAACCAAGGATATTCCTTTCCTTCGATCGCTGCTTTATACGCCTAACGAGCAGAGCAGTTTGCAGAGAACCAAGAGCAAGTGGTATAACTACAAGGATGAAATGGAGAAGACGATGGCGAACGTGGACCGCCTGAAATCGAAGAACGTTCCGCTGGATAAGAGAATCACAAATATCGGTGAGTATTATCAATTCCAGAACTCCAAGGAGGCTGCCAAGGTTAGGGTGATAGAACTGGCTGAGAAGCAGATGAAGCGATGGAAGAAGATGAGGGATAAGGCGAGCGATACCGAAAGCATCAACTTCGCCAATCAGAATATTGATAGGATCATGATGGATGCGGTGGATGAGCTGGATAGGCTGGAATAATATGAAATGAGGAGTGGGCGCTTGAGTGCTCACTCCTTCTTTTGGGGACTCAGCATGGAATGCTGAGGAACGGGGGCTAGAGGGAGCTTTTCTTGCTGGCGGCGGCTTGGCAGAGGGAGCCTAAGAGATAGCAGGGTTCTTCGGTGTACATATTTATCAGGAACTGCTCGGATATGTGCTGAACTACATGGAGCATTTCGTGGGTAAGGCTATTCGTATACTCCCCTTTTGAGGTGGTCCAGCTTATTACTACTATCGTTTTTCTAGTGTCTATGTTGGAATAGGTGATGCCTTTGTTGGGTTCACCTTCGAGCACGAGATTACAGGCATCTTCGAGAGGAATGCCGCTGCATCCCAAATCCCGAAGATGCCTTCTTACCTTCATGGCATCCTTTGAGTGAACATCGTACATTACGTGTACGGTCCAGTCGTATCTATCTATGTAAATCTCCTGCTCTGTCATATTTTACAAAATGTCTTCCCAAGGAATGCCTATGCCATTGAATGACGTATCTGCATAGAAGCGGTTGAAGATGAATCCGTCCTGCTGGTCCTCATCATCCACGTAGTCTTTGATGAACTGTGCCATCTGTTTTTCCTCTGTGATGGATGATCCGTAGAAATCGGCGAGGCACATGTGTGCGATGTAAACAGCATCGTAGCCCACATTATTCTCCAGCACGATATTATTCTTCTTCAGAATGTCCTCAATATCATCCTTACTCATGATGCGGATAGATTTTCCATTCTTCCGCATCTGCTTGATTGCCCACTCGCACATCTTCTTATTGAAGTGCCAACCATTGTAGCGAAGATAAGCCTTCATTTCCTCTGGCTGATAATCGTAGGCATTTAATGATTGTCTGTATTTTCTTCCCATAATCTCAATCAATTTAAGAAAGGGGTATGCCCACTTTTGAGCACACCCCCAAACTAGTTAGTAATCTTCTCCGTAATCACTTCTGTAATCACGTCCACGGTCTTCACGTTGGCGCATGTCTTCGTACTCCTCATGCTCTCGCATACCACTTCTGCCTCCACGACCTCTGTAATCGGGCATGCGGTTGCGCTCGCCGTATCGGTCACGTCTGCCTTCACGCTTCATTTCGCCCAGGCAGTTCATTGCCTTATCCAAGTAGCGCAAGCCCTTCTCCACGTTCTCATACAAGCCATCAAACTTGTCTTCTGTAATCTCAACCATTATCATAATCATAAGATTTTAAAAGTGAATAGATAGGAGATTACTTATTGATGCTCTGTTGGAGCCATCCCATCATTTTGTCAATCTTGCCCTCAATGCCGGAAACCTTGCCTTCCAGCTTGTTGATCTTCTCAGTCTGTTCCCTATCCTTGGCTATCTGGGGGTTGAGTTGCAGTAGCATTCCCTCACAAGATTTAACGACTCTCTCATGGTAATCTACGCTCTCCAGTATCGCCTTGGATTGTCTCAGCATTGCATCGACCTCTGCACTCATGGCTTCCTTGCTATCGCTTACCACAAGATTCTTGTCGTTCGCTATCTGTCCGTTAGCAGGTAGCTGCTTGAAATCCGCCTCTTCGTCACCCAGCTTCACCCTAACGTCCACCACAGTCTCCATAGGTTGAGGGGTGAAGCCATTGTTGAAGGATGGGTATCTCGTCTGAGGGTTGCTAACCGAAACAACCTGACCGATCCTCAAGCTAGGGTTTTCGCCCTTGTCGAGCACATAGAATAAAGAATTTGTTCGTAGTCCTTGAAACATAATGTAATCTCCTATTATCTATTCTGTTTGTTAAACAATACCCGTCATCAGCTGAAGGGTGTTAGTATCTCGCTCGAACCAGAGCTGAACCACTCCAGTTCCCGGCACATCTGCAACCGTCAATGGTTCGCCATTGAACTTGCTCACAGCTTGTGTCGCTCCGTTTGTCTCGAAAAGGATAGGCAGCGTACCAGTCGTTCCAGTCGGAATAGCCTGCATCAGGTTCACGAAAATCGTCCCCCTGTAGCTGGCATTCACGAAGGCGTGGTTTTTGAACGAGAAAATAACATTTTCGGTGTTCACCGCCACGCCTGTAGAAGCGATAGCCGCCGAACCGTTACGATTCACCCATGTATAAGGTCTTAACCATAACATAGCAGCCTCCTTTCTTTAACCCCAGAATCCTGCACCGTTGGCAGCATTCAGTCCGTACAAACCTGCCTGATAAGCCACGCAGTTAGGAACCGCAGTAAATGGGCTGTAAGGAGTGGTTACAGTCTCAGGCAACTTACACTTGATGCCAGCTACCTCGCTCTGAAGACCGGCAAGTACCGCATTGATAGGTGCTACTGCCTGACCCACAATCTGAGAGGTCATTGCCGAAGACTTGAAGGTGCTATTCTCCTCACGCAGAGAATCAATCTTGTTCTGCATCTCACGCATCTCTGCCTGCTTCTGACCGTCAACGATGGTCTGAGTGCTTTCCTTGATAGCGTTGTGCAAATCACAAGTCTGGTCCTTAGTAGCATAAGCAAGAGAAGAAGCTGCTCGCTCCTGACCTACTGCCACGTTGTTGATGGCATTCTGCAAGGTTCCAGTCTGCTGACACATCGCCAACTTGATATTGCCGTCCATGGCGGTAATGTTGTTGTTGGTCTTGCAGCAGCATTCTGCCAACTGGGTAGCGATTGCGTTGTTACCCTGCATGATGGCAGTCAATACCTGATTAGCTGTCATGCCCATCTGGTTGCCGACACCACAAATCTCATTGCTTACACCATTGATGGCAGCGATAACGTTACCGGTAGTGGTGTTGAGAGCTGTAGCGAGAGACTGAACATCGTAGCCATTGCGCTGAACTGCCTGCATGATAACAGCCGTATTGGCATCGTTGTTAATCATAGGAGCAACACCGCCCTGTCCGTTAGGCATGAAGCCACCACCGTTGGCACCGCCGAAGAAGTTGCCTCTACCCATGATAATGAAGAGAAGCAGGATGGCAAACAAATCATTGCCCCATCCGCCACCATTGCCCTTGCCGTTACAGAGAGCAATCAAACTTGGATCTACACCCTGCTTCTGCATGAGTGCTGGGAGCATAGCGAGAATGCTATTCAAACCGCCGCCTTGGCTGGTTCCGTTCTCCCCGAATACGTAAGTTTTCGATTCTGACATAATAAATGATAGATTAATCGTTTCGTTCACTATTGAACTTGGTGCAAAGTTACGAAGATGTTAGCGTCCTGCCTAACTATGCTCAAAATAAAGTTTTTGCTAGTTAGAATGCTGTTTTTCAATGATTTACGATGAGCAAGTTGATGCTCATTAATTTAGCATTTTTCTAAACTAGGAAGAAAACGAGCTTCTGTCGGTACAACCTATCGTATTTTTTCGTACTTTTGCAGGAAAAATCGCTTAAAATTATGACTGAACAAGGAACGAATATCGCAACATTGATTTGCTGCATCATTATCGGTGGCGCATTCTTAGTCTTCTTTTATATCACCAAGACAGCGAAAGAAGACTTTCTATTGAAACACAAGAGAACGGTTGATGCTTTCCCTTCAATCATTTCTACTCTTGGAGTTTTGGGAACATTCTTAGGAATCACAATAGGATTATCAGGTTTTGATGTGAACGACTTAACACGTAGTATTCCTATTCTTCTTGGTGGATTGAAGACAGCATTCTACACTTCGCTTGGCGGTATGTTAGGTTCCCTTATTCTACGTCATTTCTGTACAGATATTAAGTTTGACAAAGAAGATGGAGGTGTCTCTTCTACTGATGCAGCAATCAGAGAGTTGGGAAAAGGTGTGCGAGAAATGAGTTCTACCCTAGTTACTACCTTAATCCAAAACAGAAACGAAATGAAGCAGATGGGTATGGCGCAGGCATCATTCTTTAATCAGATTTTAGAGATAAACAAATCGCTTGTTGGCTCTGCAACTAATATTGATACCAAGCTAGCTCGTATCTCTTTGGTTGAAGGAGAACAGACTGCCACACTTAACACGCTGGCTTCTCATGCTTCTAATTTTGAAGCCAGCAATAAGCGCCTTGAGGAATCCTTGGGAGAAATTGTTGATGCACAATCGGCAAACACTTCTACATTTGACGAAATGAACGAGGAACTTAAGAAGTTCAGCCAGATTTTACGTTCAGAGGTAGATGAAATCGAAGATAAGATGGAAAGTACCAATAAACTTCTTACCAACAAGTTTGACGAGTTCAGCGAACTGCTTAAGAAGAGCAATACAGAAGCTTTGGTTAATGTCATGAAGAAGGTAACAGAAGAGTTCCAGAAGCAGATGAACGACCTTATCAGCAGATTGGTACAAGAGAACTTTGCTAAGCTGAATGAAAGTGTTGAGAAGCTGAACACATGGCAGGAAGAAAATAAGACTATGATAGAAAGCTTGACTAAGCAGTATCACCAGATGGAGCAGGACTTTGAAGGTACATCTACTGTGATGCTTGACGTTTCCAACTATGCAAACCAACTTGTTGGAAACGGTGGAAAGTTGGCTCAGTTGGTATCAGTTCTTAAAGAAGTAATGGTTGACGATCAGAAATTTATAGAAATTTCTAGAAACCTTTCCGAGTCTGCTTCGCTTGCTAAAGACGGAATGGAGAAACAGGATGCTATTACAAATAAGCTCAATGAATGGGTTCAAGGTGTTCAAGTTTTCAAGGATGATGTTCAGCGCCTTATCAATAAGCTCGAAGAGTTGGATAGAATAAGAAACTACAACGAACAGTTCTGGCAAGGCACAAAGAAGAGCTTGGAAGAAGGTGTCGGTATTATTCAGAGCGGAAGCGAAGAGCTGAATAAGCAAATTCTGAATATAGATAAGAGTTTCTACAATAGATTAAGTGCAACATTGGCTAGTCTTGATAACTTGATTGCAACGATGTTAGATAGACACTAAACAGAATCATTATGGCAAAAAATAATATATGGATGTCTGTTTCTGACCTTATGACAGGATTGATGGTGATATTTTTGTTTGTTGCCATTGCCTATATCAGTAAGGTTCAGGAACATTCGGTAACGCTGAAAGATTACGTGGAGGTGAAAGAAAATCTTCACGACAAACTGGTAAGCAAGTTTGAAGGAGATACTGCTAAATGGCAAATGACCATTGGTAGCGATTTGTCAATGAAGTTCAAGAATGCTTCTGTACTTTTTCAGCAGGGTTCAGATCAGCTTTCTCCTGAGTTCAAAAAGGTTCTTGCGGACTTCTTGCCAAGGTATTTTGATATACTTTTGAATGACAGTTTACGAAACCATATAACAGAAATTCGCATCGAGGGGCATACGGACGACTGGGGTTATCCACAGCTTGATAAAGACCCTTATATTGCAAATGTTATCCTCTCGCAGAAACGTGCACTGAATGTCCTTCGCTTCTTCCGTTCTCTGCCAGAGTTTCAGAAATACACTCCAAAAGAGAAGGCGTTGCTGGAATATTGGTTTACGGCAAATGGTCTTTCATACGGCAAGGCTTTGGATTCAAAAGGTGAATACATTCATGACAGCCATAACAAAATCGACTTAGCTAAGTCTAGACGAGTAGAGTTCAGAATTATTACTGATAGCGAAAAGCTTCTGGAGAATTTTGTTGGCAAAAACAAATAATTAAATAATTATTATGGAAGAGGAACCATTGATTAATTTTAGTGCACTTAGAGATAAACTAATAGCATTGGGATTTCATATAAAGGAGCCAAAAGGAAAAGGCGGCTATAGCGAGGTTGAATCACAAGATGTTACTCTTGGAGATATACAAAATGGAACATTAAAGATTGATAAAACCGGTATCTTTAATATTGATCCTGACACAGGAGAAGAACAACGTATTTTTCTGTATAAAAGAAAATACAATCTCAAAAGGTTTGGAAAGCCAAGATACCATATTTGCAAATGTCAAACCATAGAAGATTTTATGAATGCTGCTGGTGCCATCCCAGAATACAGGAAAGCAAATAAAATGCCCGTGTGGGTTATTGATACTAGTGACAATAACAAAGATAAACAGATAGATAATCTACCTCTTTGTAAAAATTGTGCAGCCATTTTAGGCAACATTAATAAAAACACTACTTCAAATGAATTTGTTGAAATTTTAAAAAAGGCATATAAAGCTCCTAGTAAACCGGGAGAAAAGATAGAAGTCGATGTTAATGGCTATACTAGAGATTGGAGGGAGATCAGTAAAAAGTATCGAGAGAAGCATAACTACACATGTGAAAGATGTGGTGTAAAAGTTATGAATCCGTTCGAAAGTGAGTTTATGCAGACTCATCATCGAAATGGCAACAAGACTGACAATCGTGAAAACAACCTGGAGTGTCTTTGCATTAAGTGCCATTCCGAAGTTGATGATACCCATAGAAGAAATTTCAACACTCTAGCCCAGCAAGGTATCATCCAAGAGTTTCTGCTGAAATATGGTACGGAACGCTTTAAAGGAAAAAGTGGGGAGTTGTTTTAACGCCCCCACTCTTTTATTATAAAGTCAGCGACTTAGAGTTCTTTTTTCTCAATTACTTATATTTATTCATTTCAATATTATTGACAATGATATTAGTCAATCCTTTTTTGTAAAGTGTGCGGATGGCAGCTTGAGCATCAGTAGATGGAATGTAACCATTAGGGCATCTCACAACAATCTTCTTAACTTTATTGTCATGTTGAGAACTTAAAGAATCTGCATCCAGTGTACAAGTAGATTGGTCAATAAACATATTATCCACATCAGAATGTGAAGCAAATCCTAACTGGTCTAATGTGGTATCTATAGCAAGAAGATACGCATTGGTTCTTTTCCCCTTTGTCCAAGTTAGTTTTGGATAAGGAACTGTTACATAACGAACAGAGGATGGGACATCTGCTAGGTCACCTGATATTCCACTATTGCGAATAGTAAATGCCCAGTCTTTATTCTCTGTCAAATTTAACTTTGCTACATCTGCTATTTTTCCAGTAATATTCTTGCAAGATGCAATCTGCATAGTTGTGGTAGAACTTGGAAGGTTGCTGATGTCAAGATATAAGTCTGGACATGAACCTATAATCAAATCTGTTACCTGCGAATGTTTTACCAAATCGTTAATATCTCCTTTGAAGTTAGACGAAATTCTTAATTTCTTTAGCCCTGTAAGCCATGTCAATTTTGACAAATCCATCTTGTCTTTATCTGAGAAAAGGCAAGAACCGTCATTTTTAATATTTAAAACAGTCACTGATTCCTTTGGAATTATGCTTAGCGTAAATTTCTTATCAGACAGAATATTCTTAGTTTTTTCAGTCTTTACATCCAAGGTTGTACTTCCATCAATGAAAGTTACTCCATCTGTACTAATTATTTTTATAGTCGCATTGCTGTTTGTGTCAACAATCCCCCATTCACTACCACAAACTCTAAACTGCTCATCGCTTTTTCCATAGCAATGGAGCTTTATTTCATTGAACTTTAAAAGTTTGTCGTTGCCAACTAAATGTGTCAACGTTTTTTTAAGACATTTATTCATAATTATTTGATTTTTATTAATTCAAAATTTCTATGTTTACCTTCTGTTGACCATTGATTTCCAAGTCGATTGAGAATCAAGGAGTCTTTTCTAAATGTCACAACTGTTAGAGCATCAAATGCTAACGAGTTAACATCATCCACATTAGGAATGTCTGCTGCATGTCTTTGTTGCTTGTTGTTTGATGCACACACAGGATTGATGGAATATTGTTTGCCATACGAGTTGTGCTTAAAGACCAAATCACGATGGCTATGCCCACCTATATATGCAATGAAATTTGCTTTCACATTTGTAAAGTCATAGTCTAATGAGTAAGCGTATTTGTCCGAATCTCCATTGACATTAAGATAGGAAGCATCCGCAGTATGCCATCCAGAATGGCACATCTTTACCTTAATATTTCCTGTTGTCTTATTGTTAAAACCATTAATCAGCTCAGAAAACAAGTCTGTTTCCATTGCATACATGCCATCGTCTTTAGCATTTAAATCCGAGCTTACGGCAAACTTATAATCCTTCACATTTGAGCTGTTTATCATCGCAGGATTGTGAGTTGCAACAACAATCCCATAACCTTCCGGAGTAGAGTTTAAGGTATCAATAAACCATCTAGCTTGTTCCGCCATGATAACCCTTGTTGCTCTTCCGCATTTATAATATGGAAGTGTATGAAGCGTATAATCAGGGTTCTGAGTATTATCAATAGTCACGACATTTTTTTTGCAGACAAAAGAATGATCTTTATATCCACCGCAGTTAATCTTATCGCCAACTGAATATGATGCTCCAGGTTTTACCATAGCAGCAGTAGAATCGTATTCTACTACATTCCAATAATCATTGTCTGCAACATCTAGAGGATTATCATACTCATACGGAACTATAAGCCTGATTTTTCTTTCTTTGAAGTCGTGATAATAATAATTTTTTCCATAAGTATATTCACCTTCTTTAAGGATGCCCGATTCTATCATTGGTAGTATGAAATCCATAAAGATTTCATCATGAGTTGCAGCTGTATTTAAATATAAGGTGTTACCAACATCATGATTTCCGACAACAATAAACCACGGTTTTACACAAGATGACATAACCTTAATTGTAGATTGTACTTCACTACGGTCATAGATATAATTACAAATATCTCCACAATGAATAATCGCATCTATGGAAGCGAAATTACTTGTTAGCTTAACTGCATTTTCTACTGGTGTAGTTTCTCCATGTGAATCTGTCACTATACATAATTGTAAATCTTTCCCCTGTGCTTCCAAAGTGTTATATCTGCAAGCACTAAACAAGGCATCAGTATTTTGTTTGTTTCGTAAAACGACATTGCTTCCCGTGATTATTTCTTTTTGCAACTTTTCAATTTTCTCACTGAGATACGATGATAGTTTATCTATCGTCTCAGACTTCATATTGTGAGCATAGTGACTTCCGTCTTCATACGTGCCGGCAAGAACCTTGCCATCTGCATCCGTCTCCACCTCTATAAACTCGGGGTTGTCAATTACCGAATGGGCTGCTGCAACTTCGGAATCAATCAGGGATTTGCCTTCCTCCTTGTCAACCTTAGTATCGTTCAGTTCATCAATCGTCTCAGACTTCATATTGTGAGCATAGTGACTTCCGTCCGCATACGTACAAGCAAGCACATTATCGTCCGCATCGGTCTCAATATTCATGAACTCTGGGGTGTTGACATAAGAAAATGGATTTTTAATAATATTATTTTCCGTGTCTCTAATTTCTGTATTGTCTGCCAAGTTGCTGAGTTTATCACTCACCGCCTTCTGACTCATTACCTTATCTTCTGCTTCACCAGACTCCTGCAAGATTGATGTCTTGTCAATTTTAGCCCCTTGCAGTTCATCGACTGCACCTTGGATATTTGCCGAGGTAAGTTGGGAAGTGGTGTTGTCGTAAGTAACAGCACTTGCAACACTGGCACCACCAGTGGCGGCGATATTCTTCAAAGTCTCTGTAATCTGATCATCACGAGTGTTGAGCTTTTTCATATTATCATCCAGCGAGGCGTTCTTTGCGTCTTGGGCAGATTTGTTGGCGGTAATCTGCTGCTGCTTGTCATTAATCTGACCCTGCAAGGCGTCTGATACGGACTTTGTGTAGGATTTGATTTTACCCCAAAAGTGCATGAGACCAGAATCGTTTAAATATTTCTTTTCCATATTATGTTTATTATGTTAAACCATTAATATATTCGTCTGAAATTGCAGTGAAGTCTAGGTTTGCCAGCTTCTGTTTTTCAGCCGTAGTATAATCGTTTTCCGAAAGCCCTTTACCTTCCACCTTATCTACCTTTTTCGAGAGAGCAGCATTTACTGTTTCAGTCTTAGCGTATGACGTAAGATCAACGTCCGACTTATATTCTCCGATTTTCTCCCATTTGGTTTCATCATAAGTTTTGCTTGTATCGCCAGTATAGAGATACTCGGCATAGATATTTTTGGATGAAGTGGAAGAAGCTTTAATGAGGTAGATTCTGTTTGAAAGGATATTGCTTGTAGGCAAATACTCAACAACCTTGAACAACGACATATCAAGATTGCCAAGCTGTGTCAGCGGTATTTTTCCATTCGCATCGAGTGAAGCTAATCCGTTGGCTTTTCCTTTTTCTGAACTTGGTATAAAGTTTTTTTCGTTGATATACGATTTTACTTTGTTCCAAAGTGTAGATAGTCCGAGTTTATCAAGATATTCCATACGCAAACTATATTAATACTTCTTTTACCTCATTTGGTTTCATATTAGACTGCTTGATGTTGTCAATCTCGTCTTCTACATTTCTGACTCTTGACTCTAAGGAAGCAGACGGCTGAACTGGCACAGGAACATACGTTCCGTCAATAACCTTATCTATATCTGCATCAGAAATAGAAACAAACTCATTTACCTGATTTTGAATATTCTGAATAGATTTATCAATGTTCTGAATCTTCTCTACAAGATCTTCCGGCAAGCCAATAGCTGCAAGGAGAAGCTTCCTTAATTCCTCGGCGAGCTTGTCTAGTGTAACGGAACATTCTGCAAGCTTATCTCTTGTAACACCTTCTGTAGCTATCTTGTCCGTTGTTACCGCATCGTTTGCGATGATGTCAGACGTTACGCTGCTGTCTCGAAGTACTCTTGTATCAACAGAAGAATCTCCCAACTTTCCATTGGTTACATTCTTATCGGCAATCTTCTCAGCGGTAACACTGCCATCCTTGATTTTCCGTGTTATGACAGCATCATCTTGAAGCTTATCATAGCTTACGGATGAAAAATCTAACTTTCCGTTAGTTACAGACCGATCATCAAGCTTTTCTTCTGTTACAGATCCATTATCAAGCTTAGATGTAGAAACAGCACCTTCAGCTAACTTCTCGGTCGTGATATTCTCATCCGCTATCTTCGAAGCCTTGATTGCTCCGTCAGGTAGCTTATCCGTAGAAACTGCACCATCAGCGAGCTTCTCGGTCGTAACATTGCCGTCACGAATCTTTTCTTTCGTGATGGCTTGGTCGTTGATGTCGTCTGTTTTCATCATCGGCACCATGCAACCTAATTTTGGATCATCTCTAAATGTAGGCATATTTGATTTCTTTTGGTTCTGATGAAGTGAATATCTGAATCTTTATGGTTTCTGGAATCACCCGAAGACGAAGTTTGAACTCACTGGTGTTCTTGTGGGCACGGATGGGAACTCTCGGTTTCTTGCCATCGCCCCTATCCTGTCTGATTACCAGTTTTCCTGGGCGCTTTAGCTTAATCATCAGGTAGATGTCACGCTGCAAGGTTATCTCTGGGGAGACCCATGCCAGTTCTTCTTCGCTATAATTCGTAGATACATACTCCATGATTTCATTATTTTGATGTTTGACTAACGCCTAGCTGCTGCAAGGCTATCGTGTACATTTGCGTAGCCTTGGTATCATCGTAGGCTGAAAGCAATAAGAAGGCGAGATAGTAGATGAAGGCATTCTTCAAGCGGTCTGGGATAGCTACATCTGTAGAATCGGACGTGCTTACGTTCTTCGGAACACCCACATAGGAAATAACCGCTTCCGTAGGCTTGGGCTGCAAGAGGATTTTCAGAGGATTCTCACGCATGATAGCCGCTTGTGGTCGGTCGATGGTTCCCTTTGCCGTATCATCAAACATCATGACAGCCTCATCTTGGGTATCTTCTATAGGCACTACTGCCTTGAACCAGCCATTGCCCCGAATGCGAGAGATATTGATCACCTCGGTATTGGCATCCATCGTAATGATACCGATGCTTTTCTGAGCATCGTAGTCCTGCACTTGGAGGGTGGCGGAAGAAGTACCTATCTTCTTGGAATCAATCAATGCAGCAGAGGATGATGCGGTAACGGCAATCCAATGCAGGGCATCGTTGATTTTTGCCTTGATGATGTTGTCCATATACAAATCATCCTTCTCATCTGTGATTGATGAGAAGTTGTTGGATTCCTCGTCTATGCACCAACGAACTGCCTTTATGATGTCTTCTACCTTCATTTCACCTTATTATATATGTTACTCCTTCATGTAGTTCGGGAAGTCATAGTTGTGCTTCTTCGCCCATTCCATAGCACTTGATGCGGTCTTGAACATTCTTGAACCCTCACGATTGTCTTCCTCGTTGACGAAAGCAAGGAGATCTGATGCCGTGACTACAGAAGTTACCTCAATGACAGAACCCTTGGTCTTGGCTAAAGAAGCTTCCTTTTCCTTCTCCTCATTCTCCCTCAGTCTGTCTTCGATGGTCTTCTCAGAGCGAACGAGAGTAACAAGCCCCTTCTGGAACAATTCACTGTTTTCGAGCAGATTCTGAGCATACTCATTCTTCAAGATAAGCTCGGGTTTCTGCTTGGTGATTACATTACCTCGCTCGAAGTTATAGCGAACGGTTACGCCATTCTTACCCTGTAGGATATGACTTACCGTGTTTCTATTTGCGTTATATCTATAAGTCTTAATCATATTGCTAAAAGTTTAGTTTGAATAACAGGTGACCGGCATTAACCAGTCACTTGTTATTCTGTGCATTACTAGGCAGCTACCAGCTGACCCGAGAAGAGTTCCCATTTACCACCCTTGTAGATGTAAACATTCTCCTTCTCGTACTTGGTTGTACCTTCGCCACCAGCATTGGTAACCTCGTAATCGGCAGTCAAAGCGACGATCATACCCTCATGTGGAGTCTCAGGCAACCTGCTCATGGAGATAATGTTGTTGATAACGCCAGATGCGCCAAGAGCAGAAATCTTCGCCTCTGGACCGACAAGAATACTGTTGTAGCCACGGAGTGCTATGCAGTCTGCCTCCCAGTGCATGTAGCGCTTAGCCAGACGTGGGTCGTAAGCATCCTTAGACAAGTCGTTGGTGCGCTCTTTGCTCTTCTCCTTGACGTAGTGACGAGCACCCTTGAAGTCAGCACCAATCATGCAGTCTTCCAAATCCATGTAGTCGAGTGTGCTGTCCCAAACGAAGTTGAGTGTACCATAGCTGCACTTGAACTGGTTGAAGGTGATATCGAACTCCTTGACGGTAGAGAACATAACATCACGACCCTTAGGAAGCTCAATCTTCATCAGGCGCTCGATAGCGTTCTTGCCGCAGAAGAGATACATTTCATCAGACTCAGCAAAGTCTGTAAACATCAGTTTGGCGATAGCGATAAGGTCAGCGAATGTATAGGTGTCACCGATACCATAGGAGTTGGTCAACTGATTGATGATACCCTCGGCAGAGTAAGCGTACTCCTGGGCGCCATCCTTGGTTTCCATCAGGAATTTGAGCTTAGTACCATAGAGGTAGCTTCGCTCCTGACGGAGCAAGAACTTGGTGAGAGCATCTTCCTTCATGTCGGCAACAGTATGAGGAGCCTTCCTCTTGATCTTCTCGAACTCCTCGGTGAAGATGATAGAGAATGCACGCTTCTGCAAGTAAACCTCCTCAGAACGAGGCTGGTAGTTCTCTGGCGGAACATTCATCTGGCTCTCAGAGAGGATGGTGGAAGCGCAGAGAATACGACTATTGGCAGGGATAGCAGGGCAACCCATCGTATCGAGCGTTTCGCCAATAGTGCCCTCTGTCTCAGCTGGACCATTGAGCGCCTGCAAAGTAACCTCGTCCTTTGTCTTCTCAACAACCAGGAGATTCAAGCGACCATTAACCTTGGTCTTTGAACCACGCTCGTAACCAGGCACAGAAGGAACGATCACGGTGCTACCCTTGTAGAGAGGAAGAAGCGAACCGGAGAAGTTTGCCTTGGTAAGCTTGATTGTGCCGCCAGCCGCAGCTGCCTCAATCGCCTTGGTAGTCATACCATCAAGAGTATCACCACCAACACGAGCGTGCTTCTTCTCGTAGCTGTTACAAGGAACACTCTTGGTAACCTTGCGGATAATCTGCAACAAAGGAGTGCGGAAAGGGCGATACTTCTCTACCTCACTATCCCAATCCTCTTCGGCAAGACCACCCTTGCGAATCTGGGTAGCAGAAGCCTGTGTGCCGGTTAAGTCCTGACCTTCGGCTTTGCCGCCTGGCGCCAATCGGTCTGATACGTTTGGATCAACAGGCTCGGTTGCAGCATCAGCCTTAGATGAAGGCTCATGACCCTCGTCACCAATCTGTGTAGTCGGTTCAGCCGTATCTGCCATAGCAAGAACGCCGCCGCCAGTTACCACGGCAAGAAGCATCAGAATCATCTTGAAGACGAACTGAGCACTTGTGAAATTCTTAATACAATCTTTCTTCATTTTATACATATATTTATGGATTAATTATTGTAAGTGATACCTTCGAAGAAACCGCTCTTTGGAGCCTTCTTCTGCTTTACAGGCTTGTTGCCAGCGCCCGAAGTAGATAATGCAGGAGGAATACCCTCGTTTGCGGAAGAGCGGACCTTATTCTGAATCTTCTCGTTTCTAGCCTGCATAGCCGCCTCGTCTCGGGCAGAGGAAATATCAGAATCGTAGTTGTTGGCATTGTGAAGCATCTTCCAAACGTCATCTGGGATGTCACCGCTCTCCACCTTGTCGTGAATCTCGTAAATCTGCTTCCACATATCCTGAGCATCATCTGGGTAAAGCTTAACCAAGCGTTCGATAGACTTGCGCATATTTTCCGTAACCCTTTCGGTTGCTTCATTCTGCTCGGCAACTTCCTCATTGTGCTTTGCAAGAATCTCGGCGAGCTTCTTGCCGCCCTCTGGATCTTCGAGCAGAGCCTTGATGTCGATACCAAAGCGAGCCATCGCATCAAAAGGATTATCCTCTGGATTCTTCTCCATGTCCAATACCCATGCAGCGAGCCACTTATGCTTATCGAACACCTTAGACAACGCCTTTCCGCTCTCCTCGTATCGTCCGAGCGTATCAGCATCATCGTTCATAGCCGCATAACGAGCTTCCTTGTCCTCGAAATCAATGTCGGTATGACGCTTCTTGAATCGGTCGGAGAAAGCCTTACGGTTAGGGCGCTCCTCTACCGGGGGAGTCTCTTCCGCAGCCTGTTCGGGTGAAGGAACCTGCTGTTCAGATTCTCCACCTGCATTCATCTGTTCTAATTCTTCCTTTGTCATATTTTAAACTGTTTGAAACGTTGCCGCAAAGATGCAAAGAAAATGCAATTATATTTCCGTGTTTCCGTGACAATAGGCAAACGCACGGAAACACGGCAAAGAAAAAGGGATTTAAGACTATTTTTGCGCCTATAAATTAATAATGTGTAAACAAATATGGTTAAGGCGAAATTATTAACACTTAGCAAGGTGATGCCTCAGCGCAACAGATACGATTCCGTGAAGGCTCGAAAGAAGCGGCAGGAGCACGGAAAGGACTGGGAACTGCTGACCCGATGCAAGAATGCCTGGAATAATCTGAGCGGCGTGAGGGAGACCCGAGCAAGAACGATGAGATACTGCAACGGAGACCAATGGAGCGACACCATCAGGGTGTATCATCATGGCTACTGGGAGGAAATGACGGAGCGCACCTATATGGAGCGGCGCAACCAGACCCCTATGAGCAACAACATCATGATCAGTATCTTGGAATCCATCGCAGGACTCTATGCCAAGCAGGGTACGGAGCCAGTATGCTTCGCTAGGGACAGCAATTCCCGGCAACTGAGCGACATGATGAGCGCCACGATGCAGTGCAACTGGCAGAACACCTATATGCAGGACGTACTGAACCACGCTATCAAGGACTATCTGATAGGCGGTCAGATGTTCGTAAGAGAGTGCTGGGAAGACAGAGACCTTGAAATGCCCGATTCGTGGACAGATGCGATGGAAGCAGACCACATGTTCTTTGAATGCGGCAGCGACCCACGCCACAATGACGTGAGTCTGATCGGTGTGCTGCACGATGTAAGCAAGGAAGACCTTTATCAGAAATTCGCGCGACAAGAATACGGTTTGACGGAAAACGACCTAGACACCATCTTCGATATTCAGGATATGGATGATAGCGGCTACGGCTACGAGTTCAACGAGGAGAAGGCTCTGGAGAACCTCAGCTTCGACTACAGCAACAAGGGCAAGCACTACGTGAGGGTGATTGAGGTGTGGACCACTGAAACCAAACACAGACTCCAATGCTACGACCCGATTGCTACCACAGGAACCAGCGCTTACTTCCGGGTGGATATGGAAGATACCGCCATGATAGAGAAGCTACGCAAGGACAATATCAAGCGAAAGCAGCAGTATGATGAAATGGGCGTGGCAGAAGAAGATAGAGCCTACATTACCAGCAAGGAAATCGCCGATAAGTACTGGTACTTTACCTATATGGCGCCAGACGGAACAATCCTCTGCCAGGGGGAAACTCCTTATGACTACAAGAGCCATCCATTTACGATGAAACTCTATCCGTACATCAACGGAGAGATTCATCCGTTTATGGCGAACGTAATAGATCAGCAGAGATACATCAACCGACTGATTGTAATGAACGACATGGCTATCAGAAGCAGCTTCAAGGGATTCAAGATGATTCCGACAACCGTACTGAACGGCAAGACCAAAGAACAGTTTATGGAAGATGCTATTGAATACGATGGATGGATATTCTATACACCAAAGCGCACGATGCCGCAGGTGAAGCCAGAGATTATCACATCGAATGCGGTGAATATCGGAACCAACGAACTCTTGCAGATAGAGCTGAACCTGATACGAGAGGTTACCAACGTGAGCGGAGCTTTGCAGGGCAAGACCCCTTCGGCAGGAACATCGGCTGCAAGATATGCGCAGGAGAGCCAGAACGCCACCACTTCGCTCTATACCATTCTATCGGATATGGACGTGTTTACGGAGAAGCTGGCAACCAAGAAGTGTATGACTATCCAGCAGTACTACGAAGACGGAAGAAAGGTTTACGACCGAAACTTCACCCAAGTCTATATGTACGACCGCCTTTCTGCCCGAGACATCCATTTCAAGATCAGCATCAAGAATGCGGCAGCTACGGCAACCTACAACACGATGCAGAACGATACACTCGACAAGCTTCTTGACAAGGGCGCTATCAACGTAGTACAGTACTTGCAGAACCTGAATGCACCATTTGCCGACAAGCTTCTTGCCAGCGTGCAGGAACAGCAGGCACAGCTTGAACAGATGTACCAGCAGCAACAGGCGATGGCTCAGCAGCAGGGCGGCGGACAGGTAGAGAACGGCATCGTACAGGGTGCAGACCAGAACGCAGTGGCTCAGGCTATGAGCATGAACAATCAGTATTATCAAACAGCATAAGGTATGGCAGTAACAGAACAGACAATAACAATAGGGTATGCCGACATCAAGAGCAAGGTGAAGAAGCATTTCTCCATCATCGGAAAAAGACTTTCCGACAAGCAGGGAAACATTCTCTTTACTGGCGTTACCCTATCCTCGACCGAGGAAGACATCTTGAAGCAGTATGTGAAGGATGCAGCAGAGACATTCGTGGGTAACTTCGCTCCACTGATAGCCGGCTACACGGACAACACCGATGATGTAATATTCACCTACCAGCAGAACAGAGTGAGCGAGAGCAAGGCAAACGCATTCTGTAGTCTCTTCAAAAGCTATGTGGTAGATTACGTAGCCTATTCTGTGCTATCCATGACCTATGCTGATTCTGCAAGGAAGTATGCAGACGATATGACGAATCATGTGAACTCTGCATTGAAGCTGATCTTCCAGAAGGATGCGCCGGCATCTGTAATCGGAAACCTGACTGATATGACAGGAGAAGTAATTTTGAACTAAAAAGATAAAACTATGATTATAAAATTTCAAATTGTAAAGTCGGTGGTGATTGGAGCTGTGAAGAGAGCCACCTACCTGAAGGCAAAGGTGGATAGTGCGGCTGACGAGAAGGCTATCAAGTTGGGATTCAATGAGGCTGCTGGTGATGATGAGGTTCACGAAGCAACGCTCACCCATGATTTTGATACGGCACTGGAGATTGTGAAGACACTTCTTGCCGAGTATCTGGTACCGAATGCGCAGACCATCGGTGACAACATTATCTACTACGACTCCAAGACGGATGATGTGGTAGAGTTTATCATCAATGCCTCCAGAAGATGCAACGGAACCTTGACCGATACACTTGCCCGACTGGTGTCAAAGTATGTGGAAGATTATGTAATTTTCCAGTGGTGGTTAAAGACTACCAATCTGAAACAGGCAGAACCTTATCAGGCTTCGCTCAGCATAGATGAACAGAGCATCCGCAGATGTTTCGTACTGAGTGGTCCAGTAGTTCCAACCGTTCCTTATACCCAGCATCTTACTGCCAAGGTGGATGGAAGCTGTGGTGATGGAGCTATCACGATTGCCCTGGAGGAAGAGGACGTGAATATCTCCTACTCCATTGATGATGGCGCCATTGATGATATTGAGGCGAGAAGCAGCGACCCTAGCATCGTTGAGATCCAGCGCAGCCCAGACCCTTATACCTTCGCCCTGAAGCCAAGGAATACCGGTGTGGCAACCGTTATCCTCTTCTCCCGACACAGCGACAACTTGAAGACAGAGGTAGAAGTAACCGTAGCAAAGGAGGTGTAAAATGGAGTTCAACGCATTACACCCAACACATTTTATTCGTGAGAGAGGATGGAAGCCCGAGCCGAATCCTTTTCTTCCGAAGCCTCCACGCCCGGCACACAAGTATTACAGCAAGCACATCTTCATCTATGCCAACCAACTCTGGTATGACATTGATGCAGCTACGAACATGGTGGGCAGGGCAAGACGAGGCAACCAGACGAATCAGGAAGACATCATCCCAACCAGTGAGAACGATAAGGAAAGACCCCTCTTCTACCGCTGGTTTGACAAGTACCTGAAAAAGGCAGAAGGAATCCTCTCTGCCTACGTGATGAAGCCGCAGGGAGTGGTAAGAGACAATGCCCTGAAGGAGTGGGATGAGAAGGAAATCTGGCTTAACATGCCCGACTACTGGGATGATACACGGTATGACGAGCTGGTGAAGCACATCCACAGCTACATCGTGGCTGGTGCTCTCTACGAATATTTCCTGCTTATACTTACCAGCAAGGACCCGCTTACCGTCTCAAAGCAGGAGGAAATGAACGATGAAGAACTGGAGATACTGGATGCAGCGAGTGCCAGCAAAGCAGGAATGCTGGTTCATACACTAAAGCCATTTGGATAAAAAAGAGAAGGAGAAGCTTATGGGAGAGTTTGATGATCTTAAGTCGGTAAGAGAAATCATGCAGGAGAAGCGAGAGAAGGCGAAGAAGATTCTGCCAGTGAGCAAGAGCGCACAGAAAGAATTTATCCGTGACTTCCTAGCCCGACATCAGGATAAGTTTGAGGATTGTATGAACCAGTTGGCGGAATACGATCCAAAAACATACGTTACCATCTATGCCCAGCTTACCAAGCACATGATACCTAAGCAGAGCGAGATGAGCGTGACCCACGGACTTGACGATGACTTTAAACAGCTCATGGCATTGGGCATGACAACCGTAGAGGACGAAGATGAAGTAAATGTACTAGATATAAGAAAAGCACCCGAGATACAGGATGCGGAATTTGAAGAACTAGACGACTGGGTAGATGGCACAAGTGACAGAAAAGGAAATAGATAATCTCGTAACTGAGAATCAGAAGCGTTACGATGAAATTTATGGCACCTATGACCCTATTACTGGCGAAGGGTGTTATAACTTCGAAAATCGTGTTCTGATAGAGTTGGACGATTTCTTCATTCCCAAGATGTGGGTTCCCAAGAAGACAGCCAAGTCTGTTCTGTACAGGGGACTGAGAAAGATGGGTAGTTTGAAGGATTACAATAAATATGTTCTACACAAGAAGGATGATGCCCAACATTTCAAGACATTAACCTTTGCCATCTGTAGAACCAGATTTATGGAAGACCCAGAATTTGCACTGTACATGACCGACAAGATTGAGGATAAGGTGACGGGTGACATGATTCCGTTTAAGCTGAACTATCCACAAAGATTGCTTCTGAAGATATTTGAGGATTTGCGAACCAACAGGAAGGCTATCCGAGTAGTTATCTTGAAAGCCCGTCAGTGGGGAGGCTCTACTTTAACTCAGCTCTATATAAAATGGCTACAGGATTTCCGCAGAGATGGCTGGAATGCCATTGTGCTTGCCCAACAGAAGAATACGGCTAAGAAGATTAAGGCGATGTACCGAAAAGCCTTGGAGCATCAGCCGGGCTGGACCATCGGAAGACCAGGAGTCAAGTTACAATTCTCTCCTTACGAGAACTCGCCTGATGATTTCCAGGTGACAGACGGAATAAGGGCTATAAGAAGAAGTACGCTGACCGTGGCATCCTTCGAGAACTTCGATTCCGTGCGTGGTAGCAACTTCCACTGTGCCCACTATTCTGAGGTTGCCTATTGGAAGAAGACCCCAGAGCATGATCCTGAGGGTGTGATTTCCTCTATTTCGGGTGGTATCAGAAACCAAGAGGATAACTTGGAGGTATTCGAGAGTACCGGCAAGGGTAACTCTGGCTTCTTCTATGAGAAATGCCAGTTGGCTATGGACCCAAAGAACAATGATGCCTATTCCTTCCTATTTATCCCTTGCTTCTTCATCGAGCACGATATGGAGGAAGTGAAGAGTGAACGAGCCTTTGCCAAATGGCTTTTGGAAAACAAGGATAAGAGTACCAACCCGAAGGGCTACCGAGAGACCGGAAAGTTCTTCTGGCGTATGTGGGAGAAGGGAGCCTGCTTCCAAGCTATCGAGTGGTACAGAAACTTCCGCAACAAGTTTACCACCCATTCCTTCTGTGCTACCGAGGCACCAGTGGATGAGGAAGATGCTTTCCGTAACTCTGGTAATCTGGTCTTCAACCCCTACTCTATTGATGATTTACAGAAGAAGTACAAGCGTGAGCCAATCTATACCGCCGACATCATCATTGACGGCAACAAGAATGAGTCTTCCATCGAAAAGTCGAAGATAAGTATCCGAACAGATGGTGATGGAGACTTGAAGATCTGGGCAGTACCGAACTGTCTAAAAGTGGAGAACAGATACTTGGTGAGTGTGGATATTGGCGGTAAATCCTCGACTTCCGACTATACCGTGATGACGGTGATAGACAGATTCGACATTATGCCTACCATCAAGGGAAAGCCGAAGGTGGTGGCAAGATGGAGAGGACACGTAAGACACGACAAGCTGGCGTGGATGGCGGCAGCATTGGCGCATTACTACGATGATGCACTGCTGGTAATCGAGAGCAACACGGCAGATAGAGAGAAGAACAACAATACGGAAGGCGACCACTTCGGAAGTATCTTGAACGAGATTGCCGACTATTACGACAATCTGTATCAGCGCACCACAAGCCCTGAGGACGTGAGCGATGATGTGCTTGCCAAGTATGGATTCCAGACCAATAAGTTGACGAAGGGTTGGGTGATTGATAATCTAGAGCAGTTCGTGGATGATATGCTCTGGGATGAGCCAGACCGGGAGATGTATCATGAGCTGAGAATCTACGAGCGGCATGATGATGGAAGTCTTGGCAATATCGTGGGCAACGGAAACCATGATGATGTACTGATGAGTACTGCCATCGGGTTGTGGGTAAGCGCCAACGATATGGAGAAGCCGAAATGGAAACAAAAGGAAAGAACAAGCAGCGGTGGCGACGGCGTTCACTCTGCTGCGAAAATTTAAAGATATTGAGTTATGGAGAGAAACTTGGATAGAAAGACTTTGAGTTTCAGCAAGGGTATGACGAACGTACCGAGTGACTTGCTGAGTGAAGATAGCGAGCTTGCCTATTCGCAAAACATCATATATAGGAATGGTGAAATGGTCCCGATTCAGAAGATGAAGCCTTTCGGAACGGTGGGCGGCACGATTCTGTTTGTCCATAAAATGGCAGACTTCGAGAATATCATTACCTATGACAAGTATGTTGGGGATAGTGGCGAGAACAAATATACCATCAGATGCTACAAGAAGAGCGACCTAAGCGCTCCGATTGGAGAATTTGAGGGAGAAGGAGAAGTGAAGGATGCACAGGCGGTGGGGAATACTCTGGTACTGGCTACAGATAATGGACTGAGATACATCCTTTATAAATCAGATACCTACAAGGATTTGGGAATGAATATCCCTAACCTGAAATGCAACTTCACCTTCGAGAAGCCAACCAACAACTACATACCAGAAGAGAGCGAAAGAACTCTGATGAATATTTCCAACGATGTTGATGGACCTGATGCCTGGAAATGTTATTATGATGCGAATGGAAAATTCCTACATGCTGCTGGAGATGAACCTAGCGGAATATTCCAACAAGGTACGTATCACCATTTCTCCATCAAAGTATCTACAGACGGCTCACACGAAAAAGGCTTTCAGGAAACAGTTCAAGGGCATGTTGCCCAAGCTATCAACTGGGTAAAAAGCAAGAATATGTTTGCGTTCCCTTTCTTTATCAGGTGCGCATTCAGACTCTTCGATGGCTCTTATGCCAAGATTACTACCCCATATATCTGCTATCCTACCATTAACAGAAACTGCCGTTTCAGCTCTGCGACTTTCGACCGTACCCATAACACATATATGGATCTTAGGCAAATGACAGGAAAAGAAAGTATCTTTTACTTCATCGAGTATAGCGAACTGAAATTCAAGTTTGAACCGATAAGCAATGATTGGAGAGGCATTATCAAGGAAATTGTAGTCTTTGCCTCTGATCAGGTCCTGCCATTCCGTTTAGATAGCGGTTGGAAATTAGTTTCCCCAAACGATACCTACATGAAGCCTTCCGCTAATTTCGGCTACGACAAGTATAGAGAGCTTCCGTTTGACTACGACAAGCAAGCGATGGCTTCCCATACCATCACGGTACACAGCGAAATTCAGCCGGAATATAAAACGGACCAGGAAATCATAGATGAACTGCTGACAAAATCACAGTTCTACAAACTGTTTTCTGTAAAGGCATCGGATAAGGTTATGGATGGAAACTGGCATTACTCGGTTAACGGAATAAAGGACGGAGATAGAACGTTCATTGCGAAAGGAGTTGTTGAGAATCTTACGACACAAACCCAACTGAATGTTGATGATTATTACGGATGGGCAAAGGCTACAGCAGAAAGACTGTACACCTATAACGGCAGACTTCAAGCTATCGGATTGTTGCGCTATCCATTTGGTGGTTTCTCGAATTTTACAGGAAGAGACTTGACTGGCGATGATTATTACTATATGTACACCCATATCGTGACGAACACTTCTGATACTTGGGCGATGAATATCGCTTCGGTGAATAAGTCGTTCCTGCGTGGATGGATTTATTATCCAGACCCAAACGCTACGGAAATCATTCTTTATTCGGGCGAGAAATATCTTAGAATTCCATTAACCATACACCCAATGTTGAACGGCTCCTATTCGTTCACCAATCTTCCGTCAGCTGAAGGTGATGCGGAATTTGAAAGTATCACCGAAGATGAAATGATAGAACTGGTCAAGAACCTTAACCAGCCCGAATATCTTGATTCCCAGATTTTCACTTCTGTAGTGAACAATCCGTTTGTATTTGAGGCATCGGGCGATAACACCGTGGGTACTGGTAAGATTCTTGGTATCGTGGCTAATACGGAGGCGGTAAGTCAGGGACAGTTCGGTCAATATCCTCTGCTCGTCTTTACCGATGAAGGCATCTATGCCATGAGCGTGAATGCAGAGGGTCTTTACTCCAGCATACACCCTATATCCAGAGAGGTTTGCAATAATGCCGATTCCATCACCCCTACCGACAAGGTGGTTTACTTCACTTCCGAGAAGGGATTGATGGCTACATCGGGCGGCGAGGCGATTTGCGTATCGGGGCAGTTGAGCGGTGGAAAGAACAAAGGATTGCCAAGCGACTTCCTGCCTTTCAAGACTTTCTTGGAGAACTGCCTGATAGCCTATGACTACAAGGCTTCGCTGCTGAGAATATTCAACAAGAAGACCAGCTATCACTATGTATATAATATGGTGGATAAGATTTTCTCTATCTCCCACAACTATACAAGCAGCAAGATTTTCTGTAGAACGGTAGCCAACAACTATCCCGACAATCTTGTGCAGTTTGATGATAGTACCGTTTATTCCCTTGCCAACATTCCATTGGCAGAGGATGATGCCAACGACTATTACTGCGTAATAACTACCCGACCCCTGAAACTGGGCGGCTCTACCATTCTGAAATCATTGAGGGGCTTGAAGCATCTTTTCGATTCTGATGCCGGCACGGTAAGTGTAACGGTCTATGGCTCCAACAACGGCAAGGACTGGGTTGCGCTGCAGAGCCTCTTCGGCAAACCGTGGAAATACTTCAAGCTGGAGTATTCTTTCAAGAACTTCAAGGCAAGCGATTCCTTTGCCGGGTCCATCATAGAGACCCAGAGCAGAAGAGAAGACAAGATAAGATAAGTCCTTCCATAAGTTTGATAACATCAAGAAGGCGGCTACTCGTGATGAGCAGTCGCCTTCGACATTAAAACACTAACAAACTTATGCTGAACGTCTCCGTTCTATGTAGATTATAAACCATTCCATCAAATAACCTATGACGAAGCAATAAAGGTGGAGGCATCCGTTCACGTTATTCAACAGCATCGTGAAGAGGATGAAGGGTCCAGCCTTTCTGATTGCATCTTTCCATCGTCCTGTCCTGCCCCACATCACACCGAAGACGGCGAAGAGGAACCCAGACAAACCCATCGTTGGCTCGGTGACGAACATCGGCAGATAACTGGCTGCTACGGCTACCGCAAAAGCCTTGACAGGCGAAATCCTGCCCTTGATCTGCCAGAGTACCAGCAGATTGATGGCAAGATGAAAGCCATTGACGTGGAAGAAGCTGTACAGTAGATGATTCTCCCAGGGGCATCCGTGATAGAAGCCTATGTGCCAAGTGCAAAGAATGATGCAGATGAGCGACAGAAACGCCTTCAATCTGAAACTATTCGTGCTTACCATCCCTGTAACCTTTCCCATATCGCTTGCAATTATAGAAAATATCCTCTGCAGAACGAGGAGACAGGAAGAATTCGGGGGCTGGCTCTCCTACCAGAAACTGGCAGATGAAATGGAGCGACTGCCCGATAAACTCCTTCTTCTGAGATACTGCGTTCAATCTATCGAACAGAGAATAGTACATTCTCCTTCTCGGTTCCGTCATGGCATCCACCTCAGAGAAATCGCCTACCACCATTTTTCTGAGCTTCTCGAATGCCTGCTTCGGATTCACATAATATCTCGGTGCGGGATGAGATACTATCTTCGCCCACGCCTCCTTTGCGGTGTGGCAGGTGGGTGCTACCTCACGATAAGTCTTCATCAGGTCTTCCCGTTGCTTTTCCGTCAAGCTATAATTGGTTTTCGTCATACGCTTTACTCGTTAAATCGTACTGCAAAGGTACGAATAATCTAGAATACGTCCAAATAAATAATATATTTTAATATTTTGCTCATTTTTTATGGTTTTGTGCAGGAATATTTTTATCTTTGCACCGACTAAAACATTTAGCTACCGTTTTCTAATAAACAGCAACTAGATCAACGATATCAACATAAAATTGAAACAAAAATGAAAAAGAGTATTAACAACGCTCTTTCAGAAGAAGAGCAAGAGCTGGTTCTGCAAGGTTTGCTGAGCCGCAAAATTTGGAGATTCTATGAACTCCTGGCAAAATGGGCACCCATACCGCTGATGCTAGGGCACTGGTATGGAGTTTGGGACTATGGGCGTTACCCAAGACCTACCGTACTTGATACGGCTGATAACGGAAATTGTATCATCTGGATTTACTTTCTGGCATACGTGTATATGCCAATCTGCATGATACCAGTGAGCTTCTTCTTCAGATACTGCTGGATTTTCCGCATCCCATTCTTCTACTTCATTGGCATCAATGCCATCAGACTGTATTATCGGCACTGGCTCATCACGCCAGACCAACTGGAGACGCACCATGTATTTATCATTTTTACATTAATATTATATGCCTATGGATTTATCAAGATCGCTATCACACGTAGCAAATGCCGCATTTCAGATGTTTCAGAACGGAGAATGCGGTTTTTCGGAAGAAGAAGAGAGAATCGTACAGAGAAACCTTCTGTACTGGATGGAAAGAAGACATCACTTTGATGAGAAGCTGGGAAGAGCCTGCATCGCCAACATCTACTATTTCAAGGATGATGTGACCAAGGAGTATGCTCCATTCTTCGGTTACGAGGAAATGAAGGAGGAGTACGACAAGCAGGCTTGGATGATTCCCGACTACACGATGTGGGATTTTGCCGTGACCATGAACAAGATGTTTGCAGAAAACATTGATGTGATTGGCAAATGGTCGAGAAGCAAGGAGACCCTGAAGAAGAGAATCTCCGAACTATCAGTGAGTTTCCTCTGCGACGAGTCAACCAATCACCCCACCGATAAAATTTGGTGGTACATGAACAGTTAGACGGAAACACGGAAAAAGCTATCTGAAAACCCCTTATCTTTGCGCCATTAATCAATATTAATGGTATATATGGCAGAGATTATTCATACATTTTTGCAAGAGCACCTGTACAGATCGGCATTGGTTATTGCCATCTGCATGGGTGCTCTTATCATTTCTATGGGCGTGGACCTGTTCTTTGGCATCAAGAAAGCGAAGGAGAACGGACTGGCTACGACAAGTACAGGATTCAAGAAGACTTGCGACAAGGCGAGGAAATACTTCTCTCCCTTCATGGTGACGGTCTGCATAGACCTGATAGCCTGTACGGTTCTCCCCTTCCCTGTCTTCTCTATGATATGGGCAGGCTATTGCGTGTTCTGTGAATTTGTAAGCGTAAGAGAGAAGAGCTGGCAGAAGGCTGAGATACGGAAGCAGGAGAAAACGGTAAGCATTCTTCTGGAGAACAAAGAAGACTTGGCTAGGGCTTTTGCCGAGATTATGAAGGAACTGGAAAAGGAGAAGGAGGGCAAGGTATGAGACTGATTGAGAGAATTTTCGTTCACTGTACTGCCTCTTCTCAGAAATGGGGCGTAAAGGAGCTTTGGGATGAGTTTAAGCGCAAGGGCTGGAAGAACCCCGGCTATCACTATGTAATTACCAAGGATGGTGGCATACACCAGATGCTGCCGGTAGAAATGGTTAGCAACGGTGTGAAGGGATATAATTCTACTGCCATCAATATTGCCTATGTGGGCGGTATCGACTCGAAGGGAAAGGCTGTAGATAACAGAACCAAGGAGCAGAAGGATGCTCTGGTTACCCTGCTTAGACAGCTGAAAAAGAAATATCCGAATGCGGCGATTATGGGGCATCGTGACATTTGGGGGGCAGACAAGTCGAAGTGGAAGAAGATGTGCCCTTGTTTTAATGCGAAAGAGGAATATAAAAATCTATAGCGTATGAAGTGGTATGACATAAAATTTTGGAAATGGACTTGCATCGGTTTAGTGGTTGGAGTTATCCTACTGGCATTTACTAGCTGCAAGACCAAGGAGTATGTGAAGGTTCCCGAGTATCATACTGAGTATATTGTGAGAAGTGATACTATCGCCAAAATGGATAGTGTGTATGTGAAGGATTCGGTTTATGTGTATCAGAAGGGTGATACCGTGGTTATAAGCAAGATTGCCTATCGGGACCGATACCGCAATATATATAAGGTGAAGCTTGATACCATCTTCAAGCATGATTCAGTTTCCGTGCCAGTACCAGTTGAGCGGCAACTTACCAAAAGTGAGCAGAGATTAATGACACTGGGAAGATGCTATATCGGATTTCTTTTCCTGTTGGCTGTATGCGCCATCGGCTTTGCCTTCTGGTATCACAATAAAAAGTGCTAGCTTATGGGAAAGATTAGCGAAGAACTCCAAATGATAGACTCGCTCCTGATGGAATTTCATGAGCGGATTCAGTCGGGGCGATGCCTTACCAATAAGCTTCAGAACAAAATGATGCTGAATTTCCTGCATCAGATTGCCAACAAGGATGAGCCGATCAGTAAAGCTGAGGCTTGCGGTTATGTCAAAGTTTCCAGGGCTACCTTTGACCGGCTGGTGAAAGAAGGAAGGCTTCCTAAGGGACGGAAGCGCAAGGGCTGGACCGAACTTGTTTGGTATGAAAAGGATTTGGATAAGTACATAGATAAGTTGATTTAGGTATAATTTTAGGTTTTTGTTTTTATAGGTTAGACGTTTGTTTATTTAGCTAAAAATCCCCACCCGGCTGTGAAGCTAGGTGGGAATTGTAGTTTACTCTCCAAGAATATCCTTGATTTTCTTTTCGATGAACTCATTAGAAGTGAGTTTCTTAATAAGTTCATCTATATCAGGTAACTCTGCATCAACTCCGACTTCCTGATTTTTGGAGGAAACATATTCCTTTAGTGCTTTCATCCAAGAACTATTAGCCATGTCTGCCAACGAATCTTTTTTGCTCTCGTAGGCTTTCTTCACCTCTCCGTTATCTCGGAAATATCTGAGCACTTCCGTTAATGCAACAATGAAGTTCTTGTCTATCATCGGGTTGCTCTTTGCCTCTTCCAGTTTAAGCATCAGGAAGAGCAATGATGAATGTAAATCTGTTTTGTTCATAATTTAATCCTTTCTTCTACGATTTTTGATATGTAATGCTAAAGCGCAAAACGACAACAATAGCACTAATAATTGTCCTGCTTCCATATTACTTTTCCTCCATTATTTTCTTTGCCAATCTAATCTTCATACGCTAATTAATTCCCTCCTCAATCGTTTTGAGATAGTAAAGTGTATTACCGATACATGTAAGTTCCTTGCAAGGACTTTTATAAGTCTCATAGATTTGTTCCAAATCCTTGATAAATTGTTGTAGCTTAATTTTATCCTCCCAATCGAGAACTACTACTTTTCTTGTTTCTTTTTTCATACGCTAAAAGATTAATTGTTTGTTTCTACTGAGAACATGGAGATATTTTCTTCTCCAAGCTAAATTGTTTTCTACTTTAATATGCCCGTCTGGGAATTGATGTACTCTATCCCAATAAGCAAACATAGAGAATATACTTTTCATACGCTACTTCTCCTTATCGAATTTATTACCTACAATCGTTACTGATAGTCCACTTTTCACCAAATTACAAAGCAGACATTCTGTATATTTTCCAAACTTAGCATAGAAAGCTCCGTCTTTAAATACAACTTCACCTTCGCCATCAAAGCCAATAATGTCACCTTCAAAAATAGGCACATCGTTGGTGTCTTTCAGTCCTGTGAATTGGCAGACTGTAGAAGGGTCAACTTCATAAGTGATATTTCTGTTGAACATACTTTCTTTCTGACAATTTTCGATGATGTAGGCATTACCACATTCGGAATAAAAGTAACCTTCTACCCAAGTGTTGTCATCAATACGTTTAGCCTTGAACTTGATATTTTCTACTTTCATAAGCTATAATTCTTATTTTTCCATTTCAACACGCATCAGAAAATTGTCAGCAAAGTTTTCAAAATCAAACTTGCCACCTATTGTTCCATGAAAGCGATACTTAGTGAAGCACTTTTTGCACTCACAGACCATCATATAGCCATGAGGAGTATCACACCACCCAATAATATTTCTAGCGTGATAACTACAACTTTTATTATCACACTCCTCATTAGGACAATTAAGTCCCTCACTATACTCTATAGACTCCCAATTACTAATCTTCATCGGGAGCATTTCTTCCATTAAGCTTTTGTCTGCCATATTCTCTTCTTTTTACCCTCCCCATGATGTTATCAAAATAATAACGGATTGGAGTCTTTATGAGCCTTTCACTCATTAACGTTCTTCGATGTGTACTAAATGCTTGATACCTTTTCCACATAAGAGTGCTCTGAGGTGAATTGTCAAGCGGTAATTGATATTTTACGGCTACACCTAATGCCAACCAATCTAATTCGAGCACGGCTTTTTCATTATTATCTTAATTTCACCAAGGTGAGGGTGGTTAGTTACTCTGTTATCACTACATCAAAATCTTCAAATTCACAATTCTGTTCTACAATATCTTCTTTAATAGCATTTTTGATACTATAAAGATATTCTTCCGCCTTGTCTAATTCTTTACCTCTCAGAATTACTTTAAAAGAAATTTCTTCCATATTACTTCTATTTATATCCTTTACAGGATGGTTAGTTACTCATTAACTTCAACAAACTTTCCGTTTTTAAGTTGATACCAAGTATCAGCCTTGATATTCTCTCCATCAACGTACTCTGTCTTAACACATACTGGAACATTACGTTTCTTTTTATCGCTCCATTTCCATTCTGCCAGCGTTATCCATGAGCCAACCTTTGCTTTCGCTATTGAACTGTTGCCAGCACACATAATAACGGAATCTTCTCCAGTGCTACCAATCTTAGCAGAGTAGCCCGATGAACCAATCTTAGCATAGTCGCCCGATGAACCAATCTGAGCATAGTAGCCCGATGAACCAATCTGAGCAGAGTAGCCCGATGAACCAATCTGAGCAGAGTTGCCCGATGAACCAATCTGAGCAGAGTCGCCCGATGAACCAATCTGAGCAGAGTCGCCCGATGAGCCAATCTGAGCAGAGTAGCCCGATGAACCAATCTTAGCATAGTCGCCCGATGAACCAATCTGAGCATAGTAGCCCGATGAACCAATCTGAGCAGAGTAGCCCGATGAACCAATCTGAGCAGAGTTGCCCGATGAACCAATCTGAGCAGAGTCGCCCGATGAACCAATCTGAGCAGAGTCGCCCGATGAGCCAATCTGAGCAGAGTAGCCCGATGAACCAATCTTAGCATAGTCGCCCGATGAACCAATCTGTTTTCTTCGGTCTCCGTTGTCGTTCAACTCACCATCTGTCTTAACTTTAGATGTTGATGTAATATCTTTCAGCCACTCGACACCGATATTAATGATGTCAGCAAGCTTCAACTCAGCCTTAATCTTGATACGAGAAGAGCATACCTTTGTTGAATTTTCTTCTTTATCAATCTTACCAGACTGTTCTACCTCTGCATAGCGAGAGCTAAGCATATCGTAGTAGTCCCACACTTCCATTGGAGACTTGCAAGCGTGGAAACCTTGTTTGCAACACTTGATTTCTCCGTCCATTTCATACTCTTTTCCTACTTCGTACTGAAATCCATGGCATTTCATATTCTTGTCGAATCCCTTGTACGATGTGATTACATTTTCACTCATATTCTATCTATTTATATCCTTTGTAGAATGATTAATCAATCTTCTTGATGCTACCAATTTCCATACTCAATAGAACAAACTCTCTATTGGAGCGAGTTCCATCTTTCTTAGTAGGATTGATTCTTACATCAATCTCGCCAGTATAACCTTTATAACCACGCTTTGGAACAATGCTTGCAATCCAACAAACATCACATCTGGAGCAGCTAACTTTGTCTCCAACTTTGTATGGAAGACTTTCTATGTAATCATTTACGTAAGAACAAATCTCATTGTTAGCATCATTGATAATGCTTAGTTGCTTGGCAACCTTTACTTTTAATTCTTCCTTTGTCATATCTTTAAAATTTATGCCCGAAAGCGTTAAACATCTATTTGATTTGCACACTCTTCTGTTTCATCAGGAACAGATAACTGATCCCACATATCACATTTATCTTTGTCATTATAGATACAAGGTCTGTGACAGATTCCTCTAATATCTTCTCTTAACATACCTACACCTCCATTTCGTGATTAATACCAAGACCGAAGAGAAGATGTTGGAGTTCATGGACATAATGAACTTCAAATTTTAATGTCTCTCCACGCATATCTATAACCCAACCATCCTTCTTATTTTGATAATAAAGCTGAAAACATGTATAATTGACTTCATCATTTTCATCACCTCCCATAAATGCTTCTGATAAAGAAAATACACTTCCGTCTTTTTCTTCTTTATCCCATACATTCTTCTCTAGAATCTCTGGAGTAATAGGGATAGGAACAATATCCTTAACCCAAGCACAGCAATCTCCGAAGAGATAACCTTTGTCTCCAAATTCAACACCTTCAAGATTCTCTAAGCGAACAACACCTTTCATAACCGTTCCATCGTCCAACTTCAAAGTCTTTGATGGGTCTGATGATGTTACTCGGTAAACGACATCCTGTTCTGTACCTAGTGGTGCTCCGTTTGTCATTACCAAATCTCCTGGAATATATAACTTATCCATACGCTTTACTTTTCAAGTTTCTTAATCAATGCCTTAATCTTATCGCAAATCAAAGAATCGTCACATATGGTTCTAATATACTTCAAATCCTTGATTATCTCATGGTTGGTAGGTACACCATGCTTCTTTCTTACCCATTCAATGAACTCTGGAATTACGACATTATAACTTTCCAAATATCTACTTTCTCTGCCATTGTAAGACAGAAGATAGTGGTTCTTTCTTGTTAAGAGCCACCACAAAGCGATTAACTTGTTCTTGATATTTAATAATTTCTGTTTCATGTTCTTTACTCCTTAATACTATCTAGTTCTGACATAAAAGTTACTATAAAACCCAAAAGGGTGATGAATACAAACAGACCTATGACGTCTGTCTTGAACAGAAAGTAGCCGTACAATTCCAATACTCCGATCAATAAGTATGTAATACTTACAAGAAGTAGCTTAAATACTTTCATATTATTATTCAATTAAAATGCAATTCTAAAATCCTTACCTTTCAAAGTAGGTCTCTTTTTGAGGACGAACTTCTCTAAATCTTCAAAATCAATCGGGAAGAGCGCACAATATTTATACTTTAATGTGCAGACGAATCTTCCGTTGAGCATAACATCAAATACAAATGTTTTCATTGATTATCTCCTTTCCTTGAAACTTCTTCAATTAAAATCTCAGCTTCTTCTGCCGACTCTCTTGCGAGATTTCGTATATGTGCTTTACGTTCAGCATTGGAGCATGCGCCTCTATGGTCGTAATCTTCACCACATCTTCTTACTTTATTAATAAACAACTCTGATGCTGTATTAAATAAAGTTTTTGTTTTGAATCCTTCTACATTAATCTTCACTCCCATATTCTTCCTGCATTTTTTTGATTTCACTTACGAAAAGATTGACGTTGATGTCGCAATCTATCACTTCCTGGTGGTGCTTGACGGCATCTTCTATCAGATGTGTGCATGACTCGGTGAAGCCACAAATGTGATCGCCCTCTATGCTATAGAGATAGCGGTTCGTGTTGTAATAGGCACACTGGCAAAGCTTGATGCCATTTTGTGATAACACCTCTCTGACTGCGGCGTTGTTGATGCGAAGCACTACCAGCTTGCTTTTTGAGGCGTAGTACTTGTGGTATTTGATGCGGTCGTAGGCTACGACTGCGATAGCCATCAACCATAAGATAGCTGTTACGATAGCTATGTCTGTCTGTAATGTATTCATAAGTTTGTTACGTTTTAATTATTTCTGTTCTTTACGTCTGTCTTGGCGATAGAACTTCCGTTCTGCCATCTTCCGCTCTTCTTCGGTCTTGTAAAGCACCTGATTAACATCATGCTTGCTCATATCTACGGTATGAATGCGATGGGTGGCAGGATCCAGACCGTTCTTCTCGCAATAAATCTTCCAAGCTTCCACGCCATGTGGGTTCTTGGCTTCTTCGGCTGCTTTTCTGATTTCCTCTGCCCTTCTGCGCTCATCGTCCTGTCTTCCACGCTCTGCCAGCATATCCTGCTCGTATTTGTTGAGCGCTTCGATAATATCCTGCGGATTGATGGTCGTGTTGTTATCATCGTGCTTGTGCTGGAACAGCTTGCCGTACTTTCCATCCATGATGGTGACAAAGGCATAGTCCAGTTCGGTGGTGGTCCAATAATGATACTTGGCACAGATTCTTGCGGCAAGCATCTGAACCTGATACTCCGTAACGATGTCGAAGACTCCGAGATAGGTGAAAAGTTCTATCAGTTTGCCCTTGACCCAGCCAACAAGACTAGGCAATCCTCTCTGCATGCGGACGGAAAGCAAAGTGGTGCTGCTCTTGGTGCAGGCATCAGCGAAGGAAGTAGGACGAATATAGTCCGGCTTATCCTTGATAATCGGAACCAAGGATTCTTGCTGCCTTTGCTGCAAGATTGTTTGCTCTCTGTTGTTCATTGCTCTGTACTGGATAAATTTCATCCTCCCATCTTGCTCCATTCAGATAAGTGAGAGGGTGCATTCTATATTGTTTTCTGGAACCATCTGATACGGAACCTGGAATAACCGTGTTCGCCACATAAGCAGGAACGGCTCTCATGCAGGCTGTCTTTTCGAAAGGTTTCAATCTATTCCACTTCTCTTCTGCTTTCTTGCGTCCCTTCTTGTACGCATAGGCATCCCAAAAGTCTTGGAAGGTTGGTATTGGAAACGTTACCTGCAAGTCCACGGTCTCCACCTCGTTCTCTTCCGGGAACATCGGCTTCTCCTTGTAATACTTGCCGGTTGCCATGAATCTTGCGCCATTCACAAATGCGTCACGCATGGCTTCGTTGTCGGGGGCATAGTTGTTAGCCTCGGCAATGACTTCCTTTAATGTTTTCATAAGCTTGTAGTTTTTATGAGTTATACCCACCCCTTGTTGGAGTCTATATCCATCTGACAATACTTCTTCGCCAGCTCATCATCCTGCTCGGGAAGCGGAATACCTATGCTGTTGGCATAGTCGGCAACGTTTCTGATTACTGATGAGGCTTCTGCGGTATCAAGGAAACCAAGGGGCTTGAATCTTGGAAAGCCCTTGGAATCATATTCGCCAGTCATGAAGATGTGAGGGGCTACATTCTTCTGAATCTCACTGAGAGTCTGATAGAACGTCTGCCCTATCTGTCCGGATAGATACGTGATGATGAAGTTGAGATAAGCCTTCTGCTGGTCGGTGGCTATAGGATGAAACTTCTTGATTTCCAAACTATAGCCTGCTGACTTAGCCTTCACTATCTCCTTCAATGCAGCCATATAGCTGCGAGGATCGTTTAAATTCTTGAATACTGCCATATCAAATAAGATTGATGATTTTTCCACTCTTGGCATAGTACGTTGGTACGCCTATTACCTGTTGGAACTTGTTTACTGCCAGGACTGGATTGAGGTGTCGGGAGGAACCGTGAATGAGGATGATTTGGTGGGCAGACTGCTCTGCCTTGCAATCCTGCAACCACGAAACGGCATGTTCGAGACTCATGTGGGATAAGCGAACACGATCAGCCTGACTTCGTGGAGTCTTGCCTTCTGCTACTGCCTTGTCTAGGAGTTCATCCGAATAGTTACACTCTGTAAGATAGGTATTGCAACCTTGGATAACGAAATGCAGATTGTAGCAATCCGTGGCAAAGAAGATGGTTCCGATTTCCTTATGATGAATCAGATAGCCGTAATTTGGTGCATCCTCATCATGCTTTACAAAAAAAGGTGTGGCACTAAATTCACCAAAACAATGAGTACACTCGCAACCCAAAGTCCTTACGCAATTAGGGAAATGTTGCGATACGTTGGCGTTGGAATAAACTACAATTCCAGCCTTATCATATTCCTTGATATACTTGGCATGGTCTGAATGCCGATGAGAACACAAGCATGCCTCTACCTTACTCGTCTTGTAACCGATAGCTCTCTTCACTTCTTTCAAGGGTATGCCTGCTTCAATCAGCAGGATTTCTCCCGAATCTGATTGAAGGGCATACGAATTGCCTTTTGATGATGAACCTATAATGATTAGCTTCATACTAGCTCAACTTAAACTTCTTGGTTTCGGTCTGAGCCTCTGGATCCTCGCCAGCTGGCTGCTTGATTTCACCAGTCTCAGCATCAACCACGATTACTTTCTTTGCTTCGGCAAATTCCTCGTCTCGCTGAACGATGGCAGAAGGAGCCTCATCAAGGTTTGTGATGTCATTTGATTCGATAGAGAGTTCTCCCCACTTCGACAGGAGTCTTCTGAGGACAGTCTTGATAGCCATACTTTCGAAGTTGGAATACCATCCTACTCCTTCGCCACTTCCGTTGGCAGCCTGCTTGAGAGCCATTTCCTTCAGCTTCTCAGCATCAACCTTTTCGCTGAACTTAACGGTAGGACTATACTGCTTTGCATAGCGGCATACCTCATCAAGAGTCATATAGAGAAGTTTGGTGAGACCATCCTTCTTCTTGAAGTAGGCGAAGTAACCGATTGGAGTATTTGAAATCTGAGCACCCGAAAGGTCAAGCTTTCCTGTAACCTTGTCGTAATGGTTGAACTCGCCTTCATATACGACGTCAGCGTTGATTGTCTCGTACTTGCCAGTACGCATAGCCAACTGGAGATAACCCTTCGTACCGATAACGAGCGTAGGAGTCATTACTCCTTTGTTCTTGAACGGAAGGAGATACGCCTGTCCTAACTGCTTATTGAGAGGCAAGCGAAGGGAGGCTGCTTTCAGAGCCTCAGCCATCAAATCATTCGGTTTGCACTGGAGCAACTTTTCATCGGAAGAAAAGATTTCCATAAGTGAGGTGCAAAAGGCACCTTTGTTCTCTTTAAGTGAACTCTGCAAAAGGGTCTGGTAATAACTATTGTTCATTACCGCCTGAAAGTTCTTTACTGCTAAAGCCTTCTGTGAAGGCTGATTTGCTACTGCTGTTTCTGCCATGATTACTTCTCCTTATCTAATTTAAGTTCCTTTGAAATCCCAAGAAGGACAAGCGTTGCCATTGCCGCTCCCATTTCAGGGGTATCGCAAATTACGCTAGCAGGAAGCTCAACGCTATCATGCTCGTTAATCCACGTTTTTACAATGCTTGATGGTGTGTTGTCTTTCATACCTCCACCTATTGCAAGCATACCCTTCACTAGGTCTTTATCGACCTCTACAGTCAACTTAATATTTTCTGCCATGATTTATATTTTTAACAAATTCTACTTCATTTACTCCATAACCGCAAGGGATGGATATTCAAACTTCAACTTATCATCGGTTGTTACCTTCAACCGAATCTGCTGCTGGTCGCCCGAATAGATTGGGTCGTTCACACTCTCGCATTCATCGAGCACCATCGGTGCAGATACCTCATAGAATCTAGAGAAGGTATTGGCGATGTCGATTCCAGCATTCACCTTGGCGGCTCCATTGAGTCGGCTATAAGGCACGCCATCGTGATAGCACTCACAATATGGCTTCATATTGCCGTCAAGATCCTGAGTAAACATTGACCACTTGACGTATGAGAAGTGTCCATTCACATTCTCTTCGAGCAGCTGGCACGACTTCTTGTTGTACTCATTTGCCAGGTCGAGCTTCTCATCAAGTTCATCCAGCTGATTCTGATATGATTCCTTGTCCTGCTTTGCCTTTTCGATAAGTTCGGAAATGCGGTCATAGGCTTCCTTGGTGAAAAGAAGTTTCAGCACCTCGTTGTATCTTGTGCCGATAGGTTCACGCTCCTTCTCCAATTCTGCGAGCATCTTTGCGTTCTCTTCCGAGCTGGCGGATGGTTCATTAAGCTCAGCCTGCAAGTCGGCAATCTCCTTCACTACCTGCTGATACTCTTCCTTCTCTGCAAGAATCTGCTCGTAGGTCTTCGGCTTCTCGGCATCCACCTCCAGCTTCTTGAACTCAGCTTCCTTGAGGGTCTTGTTAGCCTTCACCAGCTGGTTGGTTGTAACCATTCGGTCGTTGTCAAGTTTCTCAAGGATATTCTTTGCATCGGTATATTCCTGCTGAATGCCGTTGAACTCATCTTGAATCTTCTTCGATGCGTTAGACTTGCGTTCGTTGAAGCGGTCCTTGGATTCCTTCTTGATACGCTCAACATCTTCTGCAGGAAGCGGCTGACCGCAATGAGGACAGATGCCATCCTCTGCATTCCAGCTCCATCGGGATTTGGAGAGTTCATCAAGCCGGTTATTGATGTCCACCACCTTTCGCTCGCACTCTTCCTTCTTATCCTTGGCGTGAATCTCCGATTCTGTATAGCCCCTCATCGTTGCTTTCAGGTCATCAACCAGACTCTGCGCCTTCTTTACTGCGATATTGGCAGTAATCACATCGCTCTGATGCTTGGTAGCCTGCTCGGTAGCGAGATTCATGGCTCCCTGCTCCATATTGTGCTTGCGCTTCTCGGCAAATTCAATCTTCTTTAGGATTCCATCGTATCTTACCTTGTCGGCACCGCCAATACGGATAGTCCGTGTTTTTTGGTCGATTTCCCCAAGCTTTTCTTGGAGATTCTCTATTTCGGCAGACAAGGCATCCCAATCCTGCGCTTCAGGCAGAGACTTGTTGAGTTCAGCCAAGCGGACTGGAACGGCATCCAACTGCTTCTGTACCTCCTTGCGCTTGTACTTGATGTGGTGGATAAGGTCGGCAATCGACTTCTTTTTGAGTTCCTCTACCACGAAATCGAATCGCTCATCGCCCTGCGTAATATCCTGCGTAGTATATTGGTCAGCAAGTGATTCCAACAGTTCACGCTGCTTCTGCCAAGGGAGACTACAGAAATTTGTTGCCGAAGTTATGCGGCGGAAAACGGATTCCGGGCAAATATCTTCTACTATCTTCTTGAAATCTCCTGCCGTGGTAACATCGCCATCCACATAGTACTTGTAGGTGTTCATGCACTTGCTGCCCTTCCAAGAATCGGTGAGGGTTCGCTTCAATACAATCTGATCGTAATCCACCAGCAGGGTGAGTTCTGCTTCGTGAGGAATCTCCTTGATAATCTCGTGATTCTCGTTGAAGGTCTTGATGTCGAGCGAATTTCCTGCCATATCCGTACCGAAGAGAACATACATGATTGCGTTGGCAATCGTGCTCTTTCCTCGTCCGTTGCCGCCCGACACGATGGTAAGCTTCTCGCTAAACTCATACTCGGCATCACGGATGCCACAGAAGTTGAGCAGTCTCAAATTCTTAATTATTATCTTCTTCATTTTCCTTATCTTTATTCTGTTCTTGTTTCTCTCTCAGCTCCTTTTCGTAAGCTTCGAATGCGCAAGCGGCTGCATAGGCGAATGCATTGCTATTGCGCATAGCTTGAAGAAGGAGTTGCTGTAAATCTCCATCTGAGGCGTGGAGAAAGGAGAAGCCCTGCTTGGTGCTGGCATCGCCCATAAGGATGATGCAGCGGAAATGCTTGCCGTGTTCTCCTGCCTTGTCAACCTCCTCGGTAACCTTTCTGATTTGGTTGAAGTAATTTTGTCTGATATTCTTTCTACTCATGATTCCTTTCTTTCTAAAAACCTGCCCACGCCCGGTTGCTACCCGAGAAATGGGCAGGAAAGTGCATATATGAAAACTACTAACTAACTATCTGTTGAACCTTGCCCCTTTCGTGTGCCGGTTACCTTGCCAAGTTCCAAGTTTACATCTGGAACATAGGTGAAGGCACCCTGACAAATGCGCCAGCTATAAGGGAGAACGAACTTGAAACCGAGGAGTCGCAAAATGCGATTCTTCCATTTCCACCTGCCCGACTTCACAATGGCGTGGACCTCATCGCCATAACCGCAATCTATCAAGCCGAGAACCACATCAAGGTTCTCTCTTACCTTGCCCAAGCGACCGCCCTTCATCCAAGAAGGGAAATACACGTCAAGCTGCATGCCTTTGCTCGACATACCGCTGCGTGGCTGGATCAGCATCTTCACATTGGATGGAAGCTGAATCTTGAACCCGAGCGGAACGTAATAGCGAGCGTAAGGAGCCACCTCCATATCCTTTGCTACATGAAGGTCGTAAGCGGCATCCGTCTCATACGCCTTTGTCGGGAAACAACCATGCGTCACTAACTCTACTTTAATTTTTGTACCGAATTTACTCATATATAATCTATTCTGTTAAATGTTTCTCATCAAGAAGCTTATCCACTTCCTTCTGATAGAAGTCTATCATAGCCTTATACTCAAACAAAGACCAGTTCTTGGATTCCTGCTTTGCCCGGACCTCTATCAAGTCAACTCTCTGTTCCCCAATCTGCTTGATAAGCGCTCGGCGGTACATCTGAATATTACCTTGATTGAAGATATTGCAGGCTACACATTGCGGTCGGCAGTTGTCTTCGCTGAATCGGGTGGACATATATCGTCTTGACATATAATGCCCATTCTGAATATCCTTCCAATAGAACACCTTGCCACAACTGATGCAGCGGCAATTACCTCTATCGTCTGAGAATTTCAGCCGGATATATTTAGAGAAGACGGAATCAAGCTTATCTCTCAGCTTGCTCTTGCTGAGACCAGCTTTAGCCTTCTTCTTTTCCTGCTCCTTCTTGGGCTTATCCCAAGGAGTTTTCTTTATCGGAGTCCTTTTCAGGGGCTTGTATCTTCTTAATACCATACCTTATTATATATATTATAGTGTATTGTACTTACCCTCTTCACGTCCCATGTCTGCTGCGAGATTCTTGATACGTGAGTTGAGCATATTAATCTTTCTGACTTTCAGCTCAAAAATCTCCAGCGGACACCACGGATTCCTTTCGAGCTGTTTGTATATATCGTCCACTCGCTCTTGATAGGACCGAGTCGTGAATAATTGAAGCATACGCTATTGTTTTTAAGTTTGAAAATCCTGCCTATCCTCACGGACTGGCAGGGATCATTATATGATAAAATCTCAAATTCCGCCCAATATGTTGCCGCTGCAACAGGGGGCATTGCTTTTTAATTCAGATAAATATGAAAAATTAAAAGTTGCAGAAGTGGGACTCGAACCCACGACCAGGTCGCACGGTTGATAAGAATATGTTAAGGGTTTACTCATTATGTTACGTGCCTGCTCTAACCAACTGAGCTATTCTGCAATATAGCGGCATCGTGCGCTACCACGAATTTAAGAGCCATGCTCACCGCTCGGGCTTGCGAAGGATTTTTGTAATACTAACAAGCAATCAGTTATTATTTTGCTTTCATCCTCGCTTACCCTATATAAAGACTTAATATCCTTCAGCTTAATTTTTCCAATAAGTCAATGATCGTATGCCCACCGAAGGGGCAATGGGATAGCTTTGCGATTGCCATTAAAATGAAAGGTGTTGGTAGAATAGCCGCCAAAGCTATTTCCTTCTGGTTCGTGGCATCTTGTTTCGACCCGCAAATAATGAAATATCCGCCACTTGACATATACCGCTCTTTTGTCACCTTACATCACATTTTTATAATAACAAAACACAAAAACTTGTGTGGGCTTGGGGCGAGTTGAACACCCTTGCTAGAAAACCTGCTAAATTGCTGACTGGCGCCTAAGGTCTCCCTCTACTACCGAGCAGACTGGCTCAAACCCGGTTGATACTCCTATTATCACGAACGAGAGTACCTTGATGTTATTTATTTTAGTTATACACATTCGATTAAGATTTTCTTCAAGCAACCTCCACCCTGCTCACGCAGGATGGGGGCTTGGTTTTAAATCACAACTTTTATCTAAAAGCCGAACGGCTTCCTTTAATCTTCCACAAGTTCGGGGTACTTCTTGACGAGGATACCACCGAACCTATTGCAAGTAACATTTCGAATATCGACTGCTAACTTGCTGTTTGTCTTATATGCTATTGCAGCGTAAACTGCCGCATTGCAGCAGCCGACTGACTTAGCTATTTTGCCGATTTTTGATTTTCTAACCAAAATTTTCTGTTTATATACCACTTTATCCATACTTTTTTATTATCTTTGCACACGTAAAACATTAAATGATAAAGAAACGATGAATCGTTGTCTGAATCACGGATGCAAAGATATATAATTATAGGCAATTAGCCAAGCGTATAGGCATTATTTTATATTTAATTTATCTATTTACACATTTATAAACATATAGCTATGGAAGGATTAAGAGACAGAATCAATGTGATAAGAGACCATTACAGACTGTCTAACAGAGGGTTTGCAGAAGCAATCGGTGCAAAACCAGCTGCTACGAACAACTATTTGAATGGTACAAAGGAGCCGTCATTAGAGTTTGTGGATAGGATTCTGTCCACATACATAGACGTGTCGGCAGATTGGCTTCTACGAGGCAAGGGAACCATGTTCTATGAGGAAGATAAGCCAACCGATGAAGCGCTCTTGAAGGAACTTGCAGAAGCAAAGGTCAAGCTGCTCGTACAAGAGGGCATCACCAAGGAGCTTCGTGATATGCTCCTTGAGAAGAATAACGGAAAGATAGCCGAAGACCGCAAGAGTCTTGTAGGCTGATACCTATATATACGAAAAAAGCAGGGCACTAGGCTCTGCTTTTTCTGTTACCACATTATCATTCTGTTGCATTCTTGCTGCCACATATAGGCAAGTTGTCTCTTATATTCTTTTATAAGTTAAAACATGCCTTTACTTTCCATTTGGTACGCCTGCCTAATATTACATACTTAAAATTCTCGGTATAGATGTATGCATGACCAACGGCTGTGTTCTTCTCTTCAGTCTTTGGGCTTACACGTCTTTCTATAATAACAAACTTCGCAGCCTTCTTTAGCTTGCGAGGAATGCGAGCCTTAAATCTTTCAAAAAATCTTCTTCTCATGCCCACCTCACTTTTTGACAAAAAACGCTCCTGCGCACCAATCGTTGCTTTCGGCATTAGTATTCAACTTGACACATCTTCCGACAAACTCATTACCTTTATAATGCTTACAACGACTGCATTCCTTTGATTTTCTCAAAATTGCACGAAACAAACTGACGTTAGCACTAGGGGCATTTGCCTTATTCCATCTGACTACAGCTTTTTTGTACAGATATACAAATCTAGGTAAGAACCTACTATCTTCTTTGATTCCATCCTCTGAATCGAAGTAACGTTCATCCGTTCCTCTCTTCATAATATTCAGAATCTTCTTGGCACTTCTGATTTTCATACGCTATTTGAACTTGATGATGAAAAATTCATGATTCAACCATTTGTCGGGGCACAAGCCCTTCTTTGGTTTGCCAATGCTGATGCTCTCAATATCCTTTCCGATACGTGAACTATCCTTGCGGTAGCCGTTGATGAAGAGGACGTGGGTATATTGTTTTAACACAATTCTCTGTGCGTCAATATATTTTTTAAGTAAATCCGTTCGCCCTGCCAAAGCCAAGGCAAGATGTCGCACATCAACGATATTGCTATTGTTTTGAAGTAATCGTGCTACCCAATACGGCTTTATCTCCCGATACTCTTCATCCTTTTTTCCGTCAGCAATCATTTCAAACCATCGCTTGCTGACGGTGAGGGTCAATACTTTCTTTTTCATACGCTATTTCTTTCTAGTATATTCAATATCCTTGTAAGATACTCGCTCCTTGCTCCAAGTCACCTCATCCAACTCATCGAAGTCGGCACTATCGGGTGTGTCTTCTCCTATGACCAAAAAGACACGATCAGGAACGTTGGTCATTTCGTTCTCACCCTCAAACTCTCGGATGGTGGTATCTAGAAGGTCGTAGAGGTCTTGTGATTGCCCCTCGAAAAGCATCTTCTTAGTATCACCCTTCCGATTTTTGAGTTTCTTTCTAGCATCCTTCAATGCTTCGTAAGTCTCTTGTGTAATCATAACTTTATAATTTTTGATTTTACTAACTAAGCCTTCTGCCTTTCAGAATCACCACTCTTTTGTGGTGTTCAGCCGCATATTGCAATTTACGGAGAAGTTCTTTCTGTGCCCAACTCAGTTTTGCATCAGTCAAATACTTATCCATTACCTTTATCAGTCTGTCCATATTTTAAATGTATATCCCCACTGTCTAGCTTTCAGGTACGCCAATCTTTTGCGCTTTTGAAGTTTAGTCGTATCTTTAATATTACGAACCAATTTTAGAGCTATCAATTGCGGTTCTGATAGAGTTATACGCTTACCGTACTCACTCAAATCTACGTTTACTATTGCCATAACACTATTATTTTAATTGTTCACACGCTTTCTTTTCCCACTCGGCAAAGGAAAGAATATCCTTCCCCTTGCCAAACACTCTCATGTGTCGCTTGTAGCTATTGTAAGCCGCAAGCTTTATTTCATCCATTTCTGTCATACGCTACAACTTTTCTATTTGCGACTCCAAGTTACGAATTTTGTCCTTGATGATGGCGATAACTTTCCCTTTAATTTCTTTAATACCTTCATCGCCAAGAACACGGTTCGCAATGAACATATCTCCGTTTCTTTCTCGACTACAAAGAATCACGTTTAACTCTACAGAAGGGTTCAGCGCAAATTTCAGAAGATTTCTATCGTAATCGAGATCCTTCTTGAGCTTGATAGCTTTCTCTAAATCCTGCTCTGTCATACGCTAGTCCTCCTTCTTAACATTGTCAACATTAAAACCTCTTCTATACAACTCTTCAAGCATAGTTTGAGAGTCGGCATAGTTGATGTTCTCGTTCACAAACTTATCCATGTCGCTGAATGATTTGCCCGAAGCAGGGTCCGTGATGGCGAACTTGTTTAGCTCATCTTTCATGTCCACAAGGGATAATATAATCTCCTCATAAGTCTGCTTTTGGATTTTACCCTCCATGCACAAGACTTTTACGATGGTAACAATCTTGTCTATCTGTTTAAATACCTTTTCCATAATTTGTTATTTGTTTAAAAGTTCAAATTTTCTCTTTTCTTCCAGGCATCAAGCGTGGTTGGGAACTCCGGCTTTGTCTTGTGATAATGTCTGGATCGGCTTATCTTCCAATACACGTTGATATAGTTCCGGCATGGATTGCCAGTCTTAACACAACTGAAATCGCATAGTTTCTCACGCTTCTTGCCATACATGCATATAAACACTTCGCAGGATTCATGGCAAGCACCTTTCTTGCGAACATCTCTTCTTCTGCCCATAAGCCTACAATTTATCTTTTATCTCGCTCAGCTGCGATATGATAACGCAAAGGGAGAGCATAATGAATACCTTGAACATAACCTAGAACAATTTAGCTATACGTCTGAAATCCTCACCTTCGGGTACCGGACAATCCTTTATCCACTCCATTTCCTTCACCTTCCATAGTGAAAGGTCGATGTCCTTAGGCAGAAGAGCCTTCATGTCTGCGAAGAGGTTGAGACGGAGGGAGCAGTCAGGGTTGAAACCATTGTCGTTCCATCTGTATTTCTTATGTCTGAGCATAACATCGTTCATTTCAACGAACTTTACCACATCGAGCTTGCTGTGGAGCGTGAGACAGATTCCGTCGAAGTCATAGCTGCGATTGCGGAGTGTTCTGTAATCAACCCATGCCGTATAGAGGAAAAGTCTTGGTGCAGGGATTCCGAGCGTACGGAATACGTTTCTGATTCCGTGAGCAAGCCACATTGTCTTTCCGTTGCAATCAAGCAGCAGCGGTTCTCCACCCGTGATACTAATCTCATCATAGTCCAATCTGTCAACTACCGGAATCTTCTCGAAGTCGAACTGATTATTGCAGCACATTGGGCACTTGTTGTGACACTTTGCAGTCACCAGCAATCTAAGTTTCTTGTTCATAATCTATAATTTTAGTTCAATGTTCATTATAGGGTACACCCCAGTCTTTTCCGCACTCCACTAGGAATTGAGGATTGACCGACTTGAAATTTGGTTTTATATAATTATATATTTACCTGCCTAAATGGCACCAAATATCAAAAGTCTTACCTAGATACAGAAAAGCCATTCCGCAAGCCTTCTTCATCCCAGTGTAAACCTTTCGGTCGTGCGTTGCCTGTTGAGACTGGTTGCTCAGAGCAGGGCTAGAGGGATATATCGTTCTAAGTTAGGGTCGTTTTATATATCGGCAGGTAAACCGAAGAGGACGATACTGATGAAACCTCGTATGTCTTGCCAAAAAAACTCGGGGAAAATAAAAATCCCCAAGTCGTGTGACGCCGACCTAGGGATTTCGTGATTTATATATTGAACCTATTGAATCAGGTCTATATATCGAAGTTCTTGCATCAATCGTCACATTGACGAGTGCAAAAGTACACAATCATAGACAAATATCCAAGCTTTTATACACTCTTTAACTGAGAAGGAATGTAAAAAGCTTGTATCTTGTTGGTTTTTAGCTACTTATAGCATTTTTCTTATTTTTAAAGCGTATAAATATCAAAGAAAACTACCTAAAAATTTGTGTTATAAAAAAGTTATCATTATCTTTGCATTGGAAAAGGAAGTGTCTGAAACAGACTATGTTAGAAATTTTGTTGTATGACCCCTAAGGGTGTACCAAAGGATGGCGTGTCATAAGTTTATGACGCGCCATCTTTTTTTTATGGTAAAAGTTATGACTCCCTATCCTATTGGATGGTTATCCAGATACTTTCGTCTCGGTCGCGAGCCGCTACCATGGCGTTGATGAGTCGCTGTAGCCAGATACGGGAGTCCACCACCATGCCCTCGAACTTGTTCTCCCCAACGAGGATGCAGCCTTGCGTGTCGTCAGGATAATTGCCCGCATGGATGCGGATGCCCTCGAAATTCGGCACGCCCAGCAGCAATGGCAGCCAACGCTTGAATCTTGGCGAATACGATATGACCACGGGATATGATCCCTCAGGAATGGCCGTATGGCCAGGTACCTTACGTGCCTTCACGCCGCTCTTGCGGCTATAGCGGGCATCCACTTCCTCTGGCTTTAGCTTGATACCCAACAGATTGCGCCATGTAGGCTCCATGGTATCGCAGAGATATGTATCCTTGGACAGCAGCTGGCTGTCAAAGGTATGAACCAATCTTCTCTTGTCGTCTATCTTCTTACCAGGCAGCGAGTTACGCTTTACGCTCGCATCGGTCAGCAGATAGAGTCTGCCTATGGTATAAGTTCCTTTTTTAGCTATACGCTTTAATACTATTTCCATTTTGTCTGAATATTAAGTGTTATTTTTTTTAAAACTATTAAACATTGAAACCTCTCAGGGTAACTACTCAGCACCCCTATAGAAAACTTCTCGTTAATAAAGCATAAACTTGAT